TAGACGATACGCTTTTTAAGTTGCTACTAACAATATTTAAACTAGAACTAACATTAGTAATATTATTTGCATTTAAAGCACTGCTTGCGTTTAAGGCTTTCACATCAAAGCCTACCGCCTCGGCGAATACCGATAGTCTTATCTCTAAACTCATTAGTAACCCTTTAAAAAATTAAGATTTTGCAGTAGTGTAAATTGCTAATAAATCTACTTCGGGGTCGCCAACGCCGATATTAGTTGAAGCTGTAAGTTTTTGCGTGGAATTTAGCGTCTGCGAAACACTGTAATCTACCTTATTACCTACAGCAGTAATTAAGCCGCTAATTGCGGTTGCGTCATCTCCTAAAAGATTTTGTATTTCTAGCAAAGTATCATAAGCAGAGCTTGCACCGCCTAAAATACTATCTTTTAAATCTTGTAATAAATCAGTAAGCTTACTTGCGGAGTAAGTTTTGGTTGTACTACTTGTCGGTGCGGTATCATCTACTTCGGTAATTGAGCCAAAATTAGTATAAATTTCATTTATCGCATTTACAAGACTGGTTTTATCAGTAGTGCTTAGCGTAGTTAAATCGCCGTCATTTAAATACAATTGTTTAATATCCGCCCCGATTGCCTGAACGACAAGCGTTAATCTGTTTTGTAAACTCATTTTTTTACTTCCTTTTTAGGTTAAAGTTTAGCTATGTTATAATAAAGTAGTAAGTCTGTGTCAAACTCCTCCTCTTCATTATTAATTGGTAGTACTGGGAATAAATCTAATTCTAGCCGAGGCGGTAATTCACAATCTAAGTCTTCATCATCAAAGGCAAGCAATACATGATATTTAGGCTCTAATATAAGCTCGGCTACTATTGTGCTTGGCTGTAATGAAATATCGCAATTATTAGACATCTGTAACATCTCTTAATATATTTACTATAAATGTTGGCGAACTTTGAACTTCTGAACTGGGCGACGTGAATTCTATATCCATAATAGCCTCGCCTTCCGCCCAGTTTGCAGTTTCGCTGGCTGGGCAAGTAATAGTAATACCAAAATATTTAGCATTTACTCTTGCACCAATAGTTACGTTTAATGTTGATATTAAAGAATAATCTAAACGCCTTAATTGTGCTTGAGCCGTCCAACCCGTTAAGTCTTCATATCCGCCGTCAAATGCGTTAGCAATAGCAATCCTGCCAAGCCTAGCGAAGGTATCGCCCTTTTTAACATCAATATGTTTGAGTTTCATTTTATAAAACAATGTTGTAATTAAGTCAGTATAGCAAAATAAATGTTTCAAAAATGGCAAAAATGAAACAAAGTTGTTTCAAAAATGGCAAAAATGAAACAAATTTTAATGTAGAATACATTTATACAGTGTTTTTTATTTAAATAATGAGTAACAAAAAAGTATATGAATGTCTATTACGTGATGTTTCAGCCAATGAAGTGTCTATTGATGAAGAGACAGGCAATCTAAAATTTAGCGGCATGGCTTTTACAGGCGGTGCGGTAGACAGATGGTTTGGAATTCTAGGCATAGATTTAAGCAATGTTTCGGCTTATAACAAGACAACAAGTGAAATCCCGCTATTATGGGGGCATAACGAATATAGTGCGGCAATCGGGCGTGCAAAAGTTTCATTTAATAGTAATGTAAAGGTAGAGGAAGGAATTGTATATAATTCTGATAATATACCTTATGCAAAAGCTACAATTGACCTAATTAATCAAGGACACCCGATACAACTTTCTATTGGCGTAAGCGGTAATTTACTTCAATTAGAAAAGACAGAGGAACGCTTTATCAATGGGAAAACGCAGTTGGTAGACGCTATTTTGGTTGATGTTGTATTGCAGGAAATAAGCTTTGTAAATTTTGGTGCAGATAATAATACTTTTGTTACAAAAATGAATAAAGAAATTTTATCAGATGTAAAGGAAATATCAAAAATGACTATTACGCAAGAACAGTTAAACGCTTTAACTGATACTAATACTACTTTAAGTGCAAAATTGAGCGTTGCCGAAGCTAAAAATATTCAGTTAGCAGCAGATAATCAAGTTTTAGCGGATAAAGTGGCTTTATTAGAGCAAGAACAAAAATACTCAAAAACAAAAGAAAAGTTTGCAAGTTTAAAATTATCTGATGAAGTATTAAAAACATTAGCTAGTTTAGGCGACGAACAGCAGGAACAAATGGCAAAAGAATTTACGTCTAAAATTCCTAAGATAGATTTAAGCAAAGATGAAGGCTTAAAAGGCGATGAGAAAGACGCAAAAATTTTAAATTATGGCGGGTTAAAAGTAGATTTATCTAGTAAAACCGTTTCTATTTAGTGGATTTCAGTAGATTTTTAATAATAAGGGTTAGTTATGAGTATAACAAATTTAAATCCTAATGACATAAAGACCGATTGCTGCGATGGTGGGGCATTTATTGGTTCGGCGGTTTCTTTAGGTACACGTCTTTTTTTAAAAAAAGGCAAGGTTAAATTTTTAGAGAATTTAGGAGTTGCAAGCAATACTTCTTTTGTAGAAGGCGAGTTTGTAAAAGTTGTTGCAGGCGTAATTACTAAGTTAGACGCTTTACCAGCAGCCGCAGATATTACAGGTTTAGTGGCTTATGATATAGATAATTTAACAGCAACCGCAGCAACTAAAAGACAGCCACGAGCTACTATTTATATTGAAGCAGAAGGCTTAAATCAAGACGCATTAATATTCCCAGTTGGCACGTTTAGCGATACTGTAAAAGCATTGCTAGCGTCTAAAGGATTTAATACAACTAAATTATACGGTTAATTCTAAAGGGAAATTATGCGTACAGAAATTATAAATGAACAAGGCTTAGAAATCATATTTGATAAAACTTTGCCGCAAGCTGGATACTTAAACAATTTATTATCAAGCAGTTATGAAATTGACGTTGTAAATAAAGATAGTATATTAGATTTTACAACAGTTTTTGAAAGCAATACAATTGCACCTTATGTGTCGCCATGTGTGGACGGCGTGCCTATTTATGCAGAGGGCGGAACACGTTTTGCAATTAAACTTCCGTATGTAAAAATGGAAGACGCTATTACGGCGTGCGACGTGTTTAATACTACATTATTTATTGACGGCAAATTACGTCGCTGGTCGACAAGTGCTGCAGATGATACAGCTAGATATAATTTAGGCAAATTAAAAATTATAGCGGCACATAGGCGCGCAGTTTCTAACTTACTTGAGCAACAAACAGTTTCATTATTAGATTTGGGCGGTATTGATACATCATCGGCGTATTCAAACGGCGAATATATTCAATTCCCGCGCGAAAGTGCTTTAACAACTTACGGCACAAGCGGTGCTACTGGTACAAAAGCATGGGATACCTCTACAGGCAAACCCTTAGACACAATCCAAGAAGTAGCAGATTTAATGCGAAATACCAGCGGAGCACTTTTAACAGATATTGTTATGAACCAAGCAGAATGGTTGGCGTTTAGGTCAAATCCGCAAATTACAGCTATTGCAACCAGCCCAGCTAATACGCCTTGGGCAGCACAAATGCCTTCGCCTTTACCATTTATTTATAACGGCGTAAGTGTATTTAAATTAGACAACTCTACAACAGGCAGTATTAATATTCATGTATATGAAGACGTGTATCAAAAATACGATACTTCGGGCGGTACGCCTAAATATGTAAATACTAAATTTATGCCTGCTAAACGTGCATTATTTATTGGTCGTAAAAATGGGGAAGTGCAAATAGGTAAGGCTTGGGGCAAAATTCAGTCTAAACAAGCATTAAAAACAGGGCAAACAAATTCACGTGTATTTGTTTATGAATGGGAAGAGAAAGATAGCGAGCAGATTATTACACAAACCGCACCTTTAATGTTTGGCGATGCTAATACATTTTTCGGCGTACAAGTTTTAACATAATATGACAAGTATTAATAGCATTCAAGGCTGGTATATATCAGCAGAAGACCTAAAAACATATTTAGGTTGTAACAAATTAGCACAAGTTAGCGATAGAGTAAACGGGAATAACTTTGATGAAGACAAAATATTTCAAGCAATAGAAAACGCCGAGGGTATCATAAGCTCTTATTTAGTTAATACTGTTTATACTTTACCAATAAAATGTGCCGATAATTCCGTTCCTGCTTTATTAAAAAATGCGGCATTATGGATTGCAACTTTCATGTTTTATGAAACTAGGTCGACTGATGAAGTTAAGTATCGATATGAGAATGCTATTAAGTTTTTAGATGATTTAAAAAGCAGTAAAGTTGGTTTAGTTTGTAATAATGGAATTGAACCCGATAAAATCAGTAATGAGGAGTACGCAGGTATAGTTGTTAATGTTGAGCAACCTAAAAGTTATTTTAATAATTGCACGCCTTGCGATGATGTTTGCGTTTGGGATTATAACAAAAGGTTTAAATAATGTTTGATTTTGGTTTACATCTTAAAAAAAGATTATGCGAAAGCGAATATTTAGAAGCTTTAAATATTAGGCGGATTGATTGGATTTTAGAGGGTACGCCCTCAGATGAATTAAAGTCTACTGGGAACGGAATATTTTTTTATTTAAAAAATGAGCAAAGAGAAGCACCGAATAAAATTGTGCAAAACTGGGTTATATATTTTAATGTTGAGCATGGAAACAGCCAAGGACAAGCCGAATTAATAATGCAGGAAGCAGGGGCAATTGCTAAAGCAATCAAAGACACGTTAATAGGCGTTAAAAATAAAATAAATGGGGTAATAACATACGTACCAAAGGCACATATGGGCGAATTTGGCAGTTTTGAATATTTATCTACTACCCCGATACAATACCAAGAAAGCACTTTTTTACAGGTTAGAATGGATTTTGAACTTAGCAAAGGTTGTTAAAAATGGCAGAAAATAATACAAATGTAACAGTTAGAAAAGACGTACCAATATCTAGTACAGATAAAAATTTGCAAGCGATAGCTAGTGCTTACAAAGATATTCCGCTAGAACCGCCGCTTAAAGCAGGCACAACTATTCTAGTTACAAGTTTAGATAAAGGCACTTTATACAGAAACGGAATTGATTACGCAGTTGCACATAATGGCACAAGCATAACAATATTACCACATTCAGCTATAGAGCCTATAGTTTCAGAAACAGGCGAGGAAAAGCCAAACATATTAATTAATTACACAGCTTAAGGATTTAACAAATGGCAATTACTACTCAATGTTGTTATTTAGGCGTTGGTAACGTTTACATGGTAGATTATAATAACTTTAACAATAAAGTTAATAGTTATATAAATGTAGGCAATACAGTTGCCGCAACAATTACAACAGATAACACCACTTTAGGCAATATTATCAATAAACAAACTATAGCAAGAGGCTTAGAGTGCAGCAAACCCTTTATTAATGCAATATCTATAGAATTTCAATTAAGTTGTCATAAATTAGATAACTTAAAAACAGCTTTATTTGCAAGCTCGGCTACTACCGCAGCAGGAGCACAAACTGAAACATATGCAGTAAATAAAGGCGAATATTTTAGATTGTTACGTATACCAGCGGCTACAAATCCGACAATTGTTGTAAAAGGGGCAAGCGGTACGCCAACCTATGTCGCAGGTACAGATTATATTATTATGGATACATCTACTATTTATATACCGCCTACAAGTACAATCCCTAACCCTACAATTACAGCAGGCGTAGGAGCTAACAACATTCAAGTTACATATAACAGCCAAAGCACAACGTCATTAGATTTATTTGTTAATCCTCCGGGTGATTATCGTATATTTTTATCCGCACAGAACTTATTAGGTGATACAAGTGCGGTAGACCAAAACCAAAATTATGTTGAAATTTACCGAGCGTCTTTAACTTTAACAGGTAACTTTGAGCTTATTGCTTCGGGCGATGACGCAAATATAATTACTGTTACGGCTACATTAAAGCCTGATAGCAAAAATAACTTTAAATATGGCACTTGGGTTGGAGCTACCTAATGGCTAGTTGTTGTATAGCTTTAGATAGAACTACTATCTATCTATTAGACGCTTACGCTGCGGGGGCGGGTAAATACGGCTATAGTGCAAGCTATGGTTCTATATATGGCAATACTTCGCTTAATTCAATAAGTGCGTTTGATATTGGGCGGGAGCTTGGCGTTGCTAGTGCAGTTATTAATATTGAAACTATTGATATAAACTCCGATATTAATAGTTTCAATTCCTCTGTAGGTAAAAAGTTAAAAAATGTAAGTATAGATATTACAACAGAATGCTGGAGCAATGAAAACCTAAGCTTATTTTTAGGGGCAAGTGTTACATCAATTACAGCCAGCACAGTAACAGAATATTTATACAGCACATATATACCAGCAGACACTGCAATTATTAAAAATGGTACTTTAACTAATGTCAGTATAGTAAACACAAGTACATCTCAAGCGTTAATACAGGGAATAGATTATTTAATAATATTAAATAGAATTGTTTTTATTAAAGATTTTAATATTGCGGCTTCTTTAACTTTAACTTATACAATGAGCGAATATACACAAATTACGCCGTATCAAGACCAAAACAACGATTTTAAAGCATTTGTTATTGCGGGCAGGAATATAGCAGACAATAATTTTGTAACTTTCAAATTCCCTAAGGTAAAAATCGGTTTAAATAGCACTAATTATGATATTTTCGCAGATAGTTACATTCCTTTAAATTTAAGCGGCAAATGCTACGATGGATTTATAGCTGGAATGCCTAACCCTGCACCATTTATAATGATAAGAGGTAATAATTAATGCCTACGCTACACCCTACTACAAATCTAGATTTAAATTATACTAATGGGCAAAGTTGGGATTATAACCAAGAAATGCAAATTATAGGCGATTTATTAGTTAGAGTTGTAGACTTTGTACAATCAAGCCAGCCCAGCACGCCAAGCAACGGCACGGCATGGGCGAATATAAGCAACGGCACATATAACGTATTTGTAAATTCTACATGGCGAAGTTACTCGGGCGACGGCTTAATTTTAGTGGGCAGGGGCAGTTTAGCAAGAAATTTATATACAAAAAACGGCAATAACTGGAACTTTGTTGTAAACAATGCTAATTTAGTCAGCCCTACTTTAACAACTCCTACACTATCAAGCCCGACCATTACCACGCCAGCAGTTACAGGTGGTACATTTTCAGCACCAGCAGTTACGGGCGGTACAATAACTAATACAGCCATAACTACTAACCAAAACGGCACATTCCCATACGTAAAGCAAAATGCGCTGCCTTTTTGGCGTAGTTATAATAATTATGGCGGAACAGTTGCAATGTCGGCAAATGAAAGTTGGTTAAAGTCAGCACATTCAAGCTCTACCGATAAATTAAGCGTTACTTATACAGCAAACGGCGTTAATCCTTATTTAGTTTGTGCTGTTGCTGGTAGATATACAGCCACAGGAGTTGCGGTAGTTTCAAACAATAGCGGTTCGTTATTGGTTACTTTGCAAAATTCTTTATTATGCAATAGTGCTTTAATGGGTATGAGTTATATTAATATTCCTATAAATTCATTCAGCACTGTGATAGTATCATCAGCAAGTTTTAATGTGCCAGCAAATGCAACTATAGAATTTAAATTAGGTACAGGGTCAAATTTAGGCTCTATGTTGTCTTACGATAGTTTCTTTACGCTACAATGTATTAATCCAACATAAGACATATTATTATGAAAATTGAAATCGAAATCGACGAAATAACCGAGGCAATGTTAAGAGAAAGATTGCCTAATTCCGATAATAACGGATTAAATATATACTTGAACGCAATTGTTAATCAAGGCGTAGATGAATGGCTTAATGCTGTACTTTTAGAAGGATTTACCTTATTACAAAGCAATGGATTAAGCTATACAGGCGATAGATTACAAGATTTTAATTTAATTTATCCATATGTTAAAGAAAAAAGGAAGTCTGCTATATCCAATACTATACTTAATACGATATAATTTAAAGATATTAAGGAGCTAAATATGACAGATGAATTATTATTAAGTGAAGCCGCAAAACAACATAAATTAAATGTAGCAAATAGGGGATTTTATCATTCAATGAATGACAAAGAGTTTGCTATCGATGTTATTTTACCCGCAAGACATGGTACTTTAATTAGTAAAATATTACAAAGTATTAGAAATGTTTTACAGCCCGAAGCTTTAAGTAGTCAAGATTTAATACTGATTACTTTAACAACTGAATTTTTAAATTTGCTTGAGGATAATTTAAGATTTAAAAATGATGTTAAGGTTTTATTAAACGAATTGACAGCATATCAGCAAACCCAGTTAATAGAAGCTTTAAATGATGAAGAAATATTAGAAATATGTACTAATATTATCATGAAAAATGAGGACTATTTTAAGGGAAAGTTGGCAAAAACGCACCTAGCAACCAATATTCTAACAAAAGCAATTCAGAGCAAGAACACAAGCAATTCTTAGGTCATCTTAATAAACTAAAAAAATACGGGCATTCTCAAAAAGACATAGAAAGTTACACAGCCGATGAATTATGCTTATATCTTGAATTGGTGCATGAAGAAGAGCAAAAAGCAGTAGTTAAAGATGTTTATTCTACAGCAACGGGCATGGGGAATATGAAAACTGATGATTTTGAGAAACATATAAAAGATTTATTATTATGACATATGATGTACAAAGCTCGTTATTAATAGACGTTGAACGCTTTAATGCAAATATTAAACGTGTTGATAATGCGTTAAAAAATCTACAATCTACTACAAAAGGCACAGACGCACAGCTTGCGGCCGCTGCTAAAACCTTGCAGCGCGCTTTTGACGTGAAGCCTGATAATACAATAAGAGCGGAAATAAAACTATTACAAGATAGTTACAAAGCATTAGAAGATACAGGCGTTCTAAGCTTAAATGAATTAAGAAAAGCCAACCAAGAATTACAGAAAAAAACCAAAGAATTAAACAATGAGTTAAAAGGCTTAACTCAAGAAGTAACCGCATTTTTAGCAGTTAGTTCGGGGATAGCTTTTAGTGCTTTAAGTTTAGGTTTAGCAACGGCTACAGGCGAAGCGATAAAATTGCATGACGCAATAGTTGGTATTAATCAAATAGGCTCTTTTGATAATAAAGCTTTAGACGGAATTAAAAGCGACTTACTCGATTTATCTCGTCAAATTCCTTTAACTACCGCAGAATTAGCAGAAATTGCAAAGGGCGGAGTACAAGCAAATATCCCGACTTCACAACTAAAAGAATATACTTTTTTAATATCACAAGTTGCGTCAGCTTTTGAAATATTACCCGAAGCGGCAACCAATGCATTTGGTGCAATAAGCAATGTATATAATTTAAATATAGAGCAATTGCGTTTAGTTGGCGATGCAATCAATAAGTTAGCGGATACAACCGCTAAAGTAACCGAACGTGATTTAATAAATGTTGTACAAAGGTCAGCAGGTGCTGCACAAGCTTTAGGTTTAACCGCCCAGCAGTTAGCCGCTCTTGGTGCTTCATTATTAAGTTTTGGTAGTGCTCCCGAAGTTGCGGCTACTGCAATTAATAGTATGTTGTTGAAATTAAGCACAGCACAAGTACAAACCAAGGATTTTAGGGAAGGTATAGTTAAACTTGGACTTAATTTAAAAGACTTTTCAAAACTAGCGACAACCGACGGGCAAGGTGCATTAAATTTATTGCTAAGTAAATTAGCGGGGCTAGATAAACTAAGCCGTAACAATGCGGTAGCTACTCTTTTTGGGTCAGCAGGGGAAGAGACACAGGCAATATTAAAACTTCTAACCAACTTAGAACAATATAATATTGCACAAACTAAGGTTGCCAACGTCGCAGATTATGCGGGCAATGTAAATAAAGCATATGCTGCCAGTTTAGATAGTATAGCTAAACAGTTTCAAATATTAAAAAATAACTTTAGCGAATTTGGCGTATCTATTGGCGATAGTTTTTTACCACTAATCAGCCCGCTAATTCAAGGTTTATCTACAGCAATAAAAGCAATAACAGATTTTACAAATGAATTCCCTAAGATTACATTAGTTGTTATTGGCGGTTTAACTGCTATTATTGGATTATTTGGAGCGGTTGCTGTGAGTGCGTTAGCGTCTATTCCTTCAATAGCAGCGTTTGGCACAGCATTATACACAGCACTAGCACCAGTATTGCCAATTATTGCAGGAGTAACCGCTGGCATAGGTTTATTGGTCGCAGGAGCTTTATTAATTCCGCCCGCAATTGATAAAGTTAAAAATATATTTGATACCACATTTATAACTATAGGCGACCAAACACGAACACTTACGCAAGTTATATCCGCAACATTCAGCTTTATAAAAGACGCTTTAGTTGCGGTTGCAGACTTTGTTTCAGATAGATTTTTACTTGTGTTTAATGGTATTAAAAACTATTTTATTGCAATTGGGCAAGGAATATCACAAACGGCGAATGAAATTGCTAATGTTTTTGGTTACGCCTTTAATGAGATAGGGAAGTTCGGCACATATTTATTTAATAATATTAAAAAAGATATACAAGATTTCGGTAATTTATTCGGCATAGATATTATAGGCGGCTTTCAAAAAGCATTTGAATATATAGGCAATTTAGCACGTGATATTGCTAATAAAATTAAGCGTTATTTTGCAGACGCATTTAACTTTAAAATTGACACATTAAATGCCGAGAAATTAAAAGAGCAAGCGGACGCTACACGTCAATTTAGAATTGATGAGGCAAAAGGATATAATAATTTATTGCAAGCACCAGCAAAGCCAGCTACTACAGGCGGGCGAAGCGTAGATTTCTCAAAAATAAGCAAAGATAAAGGGCAAGACCAGCAAAACAAAGAAATATTAGCGTCATTACAAAAACTAAGGGATAGTAGGCAAATTTTATTTGCACAAATAAAAGTTGATAATGACAAATTTATTGCTAACCTAAGCGGGCAGTCTCAAGAATTATCACGTAATTTAAGCGATGGGCTGGTATCGGCACAAACTTATTATTTGCAAGCATTAGGTAACCTAACGGCAGAAACACAAAGTAAAAAAAATAATCTTGTTAAACAAATAACGCAATTAAATGAGGATTTAGCAGAATTAAACCGCATACAAGAAGGCATAACAGATACTGCTGGATTGGCAAAAATCCAAAAAGAGCGGGATAGTATTATCGCAAAAAAAATAGATTTATTTGGACAAATTCAAGTTTTAGATATTGACTATAATAATAAAAAAACAGGGTTACAATATGATAAAAACAAAAAAGAACTAAATATACCCGAAATTAAAGGGAAATTATCCTTAGAATTAGTTGATAGAAATATAAAAGAACTTCAAACTAAAATTAATTTAGATAAACAACAAAACATAGCAAGTAGCCCATTATCTGCATTTGCAGAAACATTTAACGCTACAAATTTGCAAGAGCAGGCACAAAAGAGATTACTTGATTTAGAAAAGCAAAAAATACCCGTGCAATTAGCAGAAATAGAGCGATTGAAGCAGGCAAATATTGAGCGTGAAAAAACAATCCGCACTACTAATAATAATATTAATGTAGATGAATTAATTGCAACTGATGATGTAATAAATAAAAATTTAGAAAGCATAAGTAATCTTAAAATTTCTATTGATGAATTTAAAACTAAACTTTTAGAATTTCAAAACTTAAAAAATATATTTAAAGATTTAGGCGAAATTGGTATAGGTGCAATTACAAACGCATTTACGGAGTTAGAAAGCGGAAGCAATCGAGGTATTAGAGCAATTAAGCGCTTAACTCAAAGTATATTAGAAGGGATACAGCAGCTTTTACAAAAAGCTTTAACAAACCAAATAGCAGGGCTGTTTATAGATTTATTAGCAAGTGCAACATTTAGAACTAATTTAAAATCTAACGGCTTTGGGGCATATGGTAGCGGGACAACTAGCTTAGACGGCATAGGTAGAGCAACAGGCGGTTTAGCAGATGAACCCTTAGGAAACATCGGCGGTATTGGGCATAAAGGCGAATTTGTATTTACTCCTGATGAGGTAGCAAAAATAGGGAAATCAAACCTAGATTATTTAAATGGATATACAGGCAATGGCGGTAAATATCAAGAGGCAGGATTGCTTAAAAGAGGTTCTTACGTTATAAATAAAGCCAGCACAAATTCCTTAGGTTTAGATTTTCTAAATGAGTTAAAAAATAATACATTCCCTACTTTTGGTAAAAAAATAGAAAATAAAATACGCAGTTTAAAAGGATACGCAGAGGGCGGATTGGTTGCAGGGGCAAACAACACGCAACCAATAGGCACTAATAGTAATACAAATAGTGCCAACAATCAAGGTTTAAATATAAAAGTTGAAGTTATAAACAATAATAATAGCAGAGTGCAAGTAGATAGAGCTAGATTATTTAAAGAAAGTGTATTGTCTGTAATTATAGACGACATCGACCAAGTGGGCGAAGTCGGGCGTTATTTTAAAGGTGCATAATGGCAGAATTCCCTAATTATTTATTCTTACAAACTCCCGATTTAAAAGAAAGCACAGAGCCTAATGTTTTTGTTACTACGTTTGAAGACGGATACGAGAAGGTAGGCGTAATCAATAGCCAATTAAAAACTAGTTATTCAGCCACGTATTACGCCGAAAATTTAGCAGATTATGAGCAGTTTAGAGCATGGCACAGAAATGATATAAAACAAGGCACATCATTTTTTATATGGAAAAATCCAAAAACACAAATATATCAAAAAGCTAGGCTAGGTAATAGAGGCAAATATACTGGTGGAAATAACGGGGAATATAACCAACTAAATGGCGGGTATATGATTGATTTAACAATAGAAGTTTGGGAATAATATATGCCGTCTGCCGAATTTAATTATGCTATACATGCAATTTCAAAAAGCGAACAACCGATTATATTATTAGAGCTTTATTATGCAGGATTACCAAATACTTTAAGATTAGTAAATGATAATATTGATATTGCAAGTAATGGAGCTTTATATACGCAGGCAGGTTTTAATTTTAAATTGCCTGATAGCGGCGATAAACAAAACCCGACGGCTAGCTTGGTTATTGACAACCACCCCGAAATATCCGCAAAGATAAGGCAAACCCATGGCTTAAAAGGCGGAAGGCTTATATTAAAACAAGTAATGCGTAGTTCGCCTGATGTTATTGAATATAGTTATATATTTGATGTTGGGGCGATAAAAAATGATACTTCATCAATAAGCATAGCTTTAAACTTCGATAATTTAACAGATACAAGAACAGTTAAATATTCATATAGACCCGAAACCGCCGAGGGCTTATTTTCATGATGTGGTATGAAAAATATCTTATTTATGCATATAAAGATTTTAATTGTGCTGGATTGCTTAAGAAAGTTTGGCAAGATGAGTTAGGGATTGATTTAAATATTAATTGTAATATTGTAGATAATATAGACAAACAAAATGAAATATTTAAAAACATTCAATATGCTAACAAAATTGATGTGCCAATAGATAAGTGTGCGGTTATCATGTATTCAAGAGCTGGAACAATCGGGCATGTTGGAGTTTATGTTGATATTAGAGACGGATTTATATTGCACGCCCATAAAGATTTTAAATCAGCTATTTTACAACCTAAAAAAGATGTCTATACATTAAACCCATTTTATGCCTATTATTCATATGATTAAATTTACACTACAAACAAAAACCGACCAATTAGCTAAAAATCATATATCCGAAAGCTATATTGTTGATACTAATACATATATATATGATTTCTTAGATAAAAAAAACTTAATCATAGGCGAAATAAGCATAAATTTAAACGGATTATTTTATACTGAACAAGAAGCTAAAGAGACTAAAATAAATGATGATGATATATTAAAAATAGAATATTTACTTGCCGAACCAATAAGTACCGCATTTTATGCATTTATAGCTTATTTAAAGGCACATGCAGTAATAGCATTCTTTGTTAAGCTAGCATTAGTTGTAGCGGTTAATCTTGCTTTAAGTGCTTTACTTAAGAAAAAATCAAGCAATGGCATTAACAATGAAGCACAAAGCAAAACTAGCAAGAATTATGGCATTACAGGCGGCAATAATCAATTAAAACCATATGAGCCATTGCAATTAATAATCGGCTCTGTTCGGGTATTCCCAGATTTTAGTCAGAATTCTTTTAATGATTATATAATTGACGATAGTACACCGATTTTGATACCTTCATTAGCTCCATTTATGAAGGCGACAGTTATACCAAGTCTAGTTTTAGCAAGTGCCACATATACTAAAGTTTTAACTTTTACAGATGCAGGCACAGGCAATATCACAACTTCTACGTATTCATTTTTTGGGCCGCAGAGAACCTATAACCAACCTAATAAATTTGACCAATACACAGCCCCATATACATGGGTAGTTGTAGATGAAGAAACACGGCAACCAGTGGGGGCAGGGGGCGGGCTAATAAGTAAAATAACAAAAGTGCAGACTTTTGAGCGTTTAATGCAATCGTTCGCAATTGCAATCGGCTTTTCAGGTGCAAAAGGTATGTTTGGCAATACGTTCCCTACTCCAACAACTCCGCCAGCTTTTATAATGCCCGACTGGATAGACCCGAACGGATACGCAGGCAAATTTACTACGGCTTATAGTACAGAGCCTATTAATTTCGCAGGCAGTGCTGGGCAAATGATGAATGTAATCCAATATTATGGGGCGTTTAAATTTGAAAATCAGCAAAGGTTAGTACAATTATTTAATGCAGGTTTTGGCGATTTAAATATATCAGATTACCGCATAGGCAAGATTAAATTATTAAATTTTAAGCAGGCTAAAATTGATAGATTTACTTTTAAGCCTGATGACGCAAACCAAGATAGTGGAGTTAGCACGTATACAGGTGCTAACTATGTAAATACAGCAAATACAAACAACTACAACATACAAAATAGCACAAATGCAATTATAGCCGCCCACCCTACTTATACATGGGACGGAGCGGGTATTAATCCTATAAGCAATAGTTACGGCATAGGGTACTTAAATTTTGGATTACCGCCCGACCAAAACGCCCCGACTATAGCGGAACAACAAGGTTTATTTAATCATCTGCATAATGGGGTAACAAAATTAGGGGCATATCCGACAAAAATTGAAATATTAAATGGTGCGAGTTTATCACGTACAAAAGATTTTAACGGCAATGATACAGACCCGCAGCAAAGCTGGATTATCAGAGAAGGCGGAAGCTATGTATATACAATTGAAATAAACTTTAGCGGGCGTTTAATGCGCTTAAATGATACTAACGGCAAAATTGAAGCTTATGCAATTGGCGTAGAAATATATTTTAGGGAAAAAGTAGCAGGCTTAACTCAGCAATTGCCATATGGCAACGGCTGGCAGTTATTAGACAATATTACACTTTCAAACAATGACAGCGATTTATTTACTAAAACTTATTATAAACAATTACCAAACGTTTATAAAAATATAGAATTAGCAGTAAGGAAAATAACTCCCGACGCAAACAATAGTAATATAAACGAAGAGATTAATATTGATAATATTAATTTATTTAATCAGCAACTAATAAAATATCCAGCACAAAATAGAATTGCTTTACAAATTCAAGCAAGTGAACAAATAAGCGGTTCTATTGATAGATTAAGCGTATTAATAGAAGCGAAAACATGGGTTTTACAATCTAGCGGAGGCGATACGCAGTTTTTACCCGCAGTTTATGGGCGTGGCTGGGCGTGGCAAACAACACGCAATCCTGCGTGGTGGTATCTATATATTGTTTTAGGCGGTTATTTTAATGAAAATACACCAATAAACCACCCTCTTTATAGAGACGGCTGGTTTTTGGGTTATCACGCAAATAATAAAAGCCAGATATTTGGCGTTGGCGTAACCAATGATTTAATAGATTTTGAAAGATTAGCAGATTGGGCGACATATTGTGATGAAAAAGAGTTATATATTGATTTAGAATTAGACGGGACGCAAGAGCCTTACAAAATACTTACAGAAATAGCAAGTATTGGACGTGCTAGTTATCATCTTAGAAATGGCAAAATAAGCGTTGTATTTCATAGAGCCGATGACCCAGTAACTGCAATTTTTGGTATGTCAAACATTAAAGCAAAAACATTTACATTAAGTTACGATAATAAAGTAAATGCAGATGAATATGTAATGACATATATTGACCGAGACAATGATTTTCAGCCAGCTAGCACAAGAAGCAATGTACCATTAGTTACTAATCCACTAAATACAGCTAGTATTAATTTATACGGCGTTACAAACACATCACAAGCGATAAGAGAATGCAGGCTAGCGGCTGCTAGTGAATTTTATCATAAAGAAATATTAGAGTTTGAAACAGGAACGGAAAGCTTAGTATTAGAGCGTGGCGATGTTATAAAAGTGGCGCATGATTTAACAAAATGGGCAGATAGCGGACGGATTACTGCCTTCATTATTGATACAGGCATTGTTAAATTTATTGATGTTTCATGTACTTTGAGCGAGCCAATAAATACCGCCTATAACATGGCAGTAAAAACGCCAAGAGGCGAATTACTAACATTTAATACAATTATTACTAGTAATAACCGCCTGCAAATTATTACTAACTGGAATAGTAACGCTGCGAGTTATTATTTAGATAATAATTATACATTAAATACTAATAGTGGTTATTTTGAAAGCATACCCGAAGACTTTATATTTTTGGGTTCGCCTAAAGCAGATGTTGGCTCTAGATATAGAATTACTGCAATTAATCCGTTACAAAATTACGAAGCTAAGATTACGGCTATACGTGATATAGCAGAATATTATGCGGCAGAGTATGGGCTTGAAGGTATAGTCTCAATTCCTGATGAACCAAATGTTACAGTTGCATATATAGATAATATGACATTATTAAATAATAATCAGATATTTTGGGAAAATATAAACTGCCTAGGTGCAACATTACAAATAGCGGCAACATATAATAGTATTACAACTAACGCAACCATAGATATAGACAGCGATTATATAAATGTTGGTTATGCAAGCGGTACACAATTAAGCATTGTCGCTATTCCTAGAAATATATCAGTTATATATTTACAGCAAAGCAAAACATTCACTTTCACAGTGGCATAATATGACTATATTAAATATTGATATTGCGGGTTTGCGTGAAAAATTAGAAGGGTTATATATAAAAGGTGCTAATTTCTCAAAGATAAAAAAAGATATAGCCAACTCAATAACTGAAACCATAGCCTTAGCATTTAAAGATGAGCAAGACCCGTACGGCAACAAATGGAAGCCGCTTAAATGGCGTGAAGGGCAAATATTGACGTTATCGGGCAATCTAAGTAAAAGTATTGCATATACAATAAACGGCGAACGCATAGACTTTGGTACAAACATAATCTATGCACCTACCCACCAATTTGGGCGTTCTGCAATGCAGTTATTCCCTAAAAATAAAAAAGCATTGTATTTTAAAGGAGCTAGCCACCCGTTTAAGTCTGCAAAAATAGGTAAGATACCCGCACGCCCATTTTTACCAACAGAAATAGGCGGATTACCTAAAAGTTGGGCGGAAACTATCGAACATGTTTTTAATGTACATTTAAAAAAATTTGATAATTAATTTAATATTGATATAATAAACATACAATGTATTAAAAACAAGGTAGATAATGTCTTACAATTCTCTTGAGTATTCACAATTAGAACAAGAAATTAGGCTTGCTAAAATCATGGCAATTACTGCACATGAAGCAATAGGGCAAAAACGCAAATATACAGGTGAGCCGTATTATAGACATTGTTTAGAAGTAGCGGCTATTGTTGAAACTGTAGAGCATACAAAAGAAATGCTATGCGCAGCTTGGTTGCATGATGTAATAGAGGATACAAAAATAGAAATAAATATTATTGAAGCCTTTTTAGGTGAGGAAGTTGCAAGAATGGTAATCGGCTTAACTGAAAAGGCAAAGCTTGAAGACGGGAATAGGGAAGTAAGGAAAAAAATAGATAGGGATTTTTTAGCTACTCAATGCGATAAAGTGCAGACAATAAAAGTAGCGGATTTAATAGCTAATGCTTACAGTATTATTAAGTACGACAAAGGGTTTGCAAAAGTATATATGGCAGAAGTCAAGGAATTATATATAGCTCTCACAAAAGCAAACACCAAGCTAAGATTAAAATTAAAAAACATAATTGATAATTATTATAATGATACTTTGGCTTAGTAATATTTCATATAATGTATTATAATGTATGGTAGGCTACATAATACGATTTAATAAATAAATGAATAATAAAACAGGAAAAGCTCCATTAAAATTTAATGGAGTTGAAATTGGCGAAGCAAATTTTTGTATAGATGATAAAGGGGCGGTTAAATTTAATGCTAATACTCATAAAAGTAAGGCAGATGTCATAGAAGAGTTATTTGAGAAAGCTCTTGAAAGAGCTAAAAATATGAGTAAGGAAGAAATAGAAGCTATACAAAAAGAAATGCAGGAACGAGGAATTACAGAAATTAAATGAAAAAATATATCCTATTACTATTTTTGATGTTAAACGGCTGTGCTAGTATTCAAAACATAACAAGCAAAGTTGATGATAAAGCCGACCCATTAATTGAATATGCCGAAAAAGCATTTAGCAAATATAAACAACTTAAAACAATTTATATTTTAGCTTTAGGAATGATTTAGTAATGTATACCTATAATAAATTAGATATGATTTTAACAATAAGAATGAATAATTTATTATTAAAATATCCTTTTATAATAGCTATATTATTTACTATATTGAATGCCTGCTATTTAAAGTTAGATAAAAGTTTATATACGCTAGTCATGATTAGTAATTTTGCTATTCATATAATTATGCATAAACATTACCAAAATAAATACAGTAAGCTTGTAGATTTAAAAAAAGGTAGATTTTAATTATGCCATATGATGTAAACAATTCGCCATATTACCTAGCAAAAATGCCTAAAATGGAGCGGGTAAACAATACTATGCTTGTTGTAGTTAAAGAATTTGCATACAAAGATAGATACGGAATAGATAGGTTATGCCAGCGTGGGTTTTTAAACGACGGAGCAAGCCGCCCCGCATTTACAGAGCCATTTTTACAAAAAGATAGCTTAAATAATGGTTCGTATTTGGTGCATGACCATATGTATTGGGAGCAGTATTGCACAAGATATGAGGCAGATATACGCCTATTAATTAATTTATTGTTAAACCCTGAAAATTCAGTTAGATATTGCTTGCGTGTATTTTTTATACTAAGAATAAGCGGCGGTAATGCGTGGAAAAGCAATCAAGAATTAAAATCTATGTATGGTAGATTAAATAGATATATGCATGAGCAAGATATTTTAGAATTAGAAAATAGGATATGTAAGCAAGATGAGTAATTTACAGCTTAAATATAATATTAGCAAGCCTATTGATACTAATATGTATGAAGCTATAACACAATCTATCAATGCTTTTATAAATTTATATAAATGTTTTAATAAGAATAAGCAGAGCGAACTCAAGTTAATTAAAATAGAAAATATAGATAAAGTTGTTATTGCATATTTTGAGGGGGAAAACATAAAAGATTTTAACGAATTTATAATATACTTTTTTAATAAACTAAATAAATATAATAAAAAAACAACTTATTTAGATAAAATAAAGGCATTTTTTGGATTTAATAAATAGATATAATTTAACTGGAATAATAGTAAAATGACCAATTTAAGCGAACACTTTACACTAGATGAATTTACCCGTTCGGAATACGCAGAACGCAAATGTTTAAATAATTCTATACCTAATAATTTAATGGCAAACGCAAAACGTATGGCGGAACTAATGGAGCAAGTGCGTAATATTTTAGGCAAGCCGATTATAGTAAATTCTATGTACAGAAGCCCAGCAGTAAATAAAGCAGTTGGCGGAGCTAGCACTAGTATGCACTTAAAAGCCTTAGCGTGTGATTTTATATGCCCTCAATTTGGTACGCCTTACGAAGTAGCCGAAAGATTGCAGAAAGAAGGCGGGTTTACTATCACATACGACCAGCTTATCTATGAAGGCACTTGGGTGCATATTGGCTTAAAAGAAGGTAATAAAAAGCCAAGATTGCAGGCTTTAACTATGCGTAAAGGTGCATATTTAAATGGGATTGTGAAATGAAAGAAATTAAAATACCTGATGAAATAAAAGGTAAGGGCGATAATATCGTACAAGAAATAAAGGCATTGGCAGAAAATGACTATAATTTAAAAGACGCAATAAATAATTTTAAAAAAACATTGCAAGACATAAATAAAACAAGATTATTGCGACAATTATTGGTTTTTAAATGATACATGCAGATTTTTTGTTTTTGATGATTGTAATATGGAAGGCGACGGGGAATTTAGATATACATTGGGCATGGATTGTAGTAGTTTTTTTATTATGTATAAAATAACATCTAGCAAACCCTTTATGCCTTATGTATAATATAAATATGGCACTATGGCAACATAGAATTGATTATAATTGTAGCTTATAATCAATCCTCTCGGCGTTTTCTATGCGGGGGCTACAACCCCGCACCTTCTTGATGTTATGATAAAAAGAAAAACCGATAATAATATGAGCTATATCAGTAATCAAGCACTTGCCGACATGTTAAATAATGTTACGGCAAATTTCAATTCTATAGCAGGCAATTTATCAAATAAAATTGATGTAATTAGGCAAGAGCTACGTCAGGAAATCGAAAGTAAGCACAACATTTCAATGTCTTTTAAAAGAGATTTTAAAGAGGAAACAGAGGAATGGCGCGTCAATTCATCAAAAGAAAATCAAAGAATTATACAAATTTTACAAAACCAAGAAATTATTATAAATGATTTAAAACGGGATAACGTGGATTTAAAAAAATGTGTACAAAGCCATGATGAAAGGCTTAAACTTCAAGAAAAAGAAATAAAAGCAATAAATGATAAATTTGATGAATTAACTAGCATTAGTTTTAATAAATTAGGCAAGGGATTATTTTTAGTCGTAGGTTCTATTATTGGCTGGGTTTTAGTATTAATTAAAGACATAATACTTAAACATTTTTAATAATAATCCTCTGCTACTACCGCTCCAGCTTTGGCTTGAGCCTTTCTTATTAAGTTTATAAATTCATCATATACAATATTAGTCATATTGTTTAATGCATTAATAACTGTTGTATAAGTTTTTTGTAATATTTGTATTTCTTTATCATCTTTATAACCCGCTATTTTATCTTGCATATGTCTTTCGGCAATATCTTTTCTTACTGGTTCAGCAGTGATATATAAATGCAATTGTTCATTTAAACTTAATCTACGACTATTTTCTGATATAACTTTAAGCATAATAATAATTCCGTTTAAAAATAATATATCTTGAAAAGTACATACGTTGTTTAACATGTTCTGATGAAATGTATTAAATTTAAATTTAATTTTTTCTATCGTTTGAGTTTCGAGGGGTTGATGTTTGTTTTTATCAAATAAGCTATTAAGTTTATAAAGCAACTCCTGCTTACTTTTAGGCTTATAATTACTCTTTTTTCTCATTTTGTGCCTCTTTATAAATTTTCTCTACATCTGTGTCAAACTTAGAACCTATAATTATTAAATTATCATATATTGAATATGTAGCCTGTTTGTTATATATTGGATAATAATCTTTGCTAGAAAAGCAGGCATATAATTCATTTATATTTAAATTAAAGCCGCACATTGGTTTAGAATAATGAATATAATTACTATATTCAATAATTCTGATAGTTTCTTTTTTATTCCCTAAAAAATATAAATCTCCTTCATATATTGCCCTGCCTGTACTATCATATTGCCCTATAAAGCGACATATATTTACATGGTGGATAGGCATAAGTTCAGTATATTCTGTTGTATCATAGCCTCCTTTATTATTTCTAATATCATTCTGCCAATTTTTAGCACCTCTGATAAAAATATTATTATTATCATCTAATAATAAAAAACTAGTATCCAACCATTTATTATTTAGATAATCCCATGCCTTAAAATTTGTTGTTTTCATATTATCCTTTGTGTGTTTCACGTGAAACATTTTTTAATTTATCTAAAATCATTATTCATTTGTAGCCTCCAATAATTCGGGAGTTTCAAACTTACTGCCTATAATTTCTACATCTAATATTAAACTTTTAAAGTCTATTTTATTAGTTTTAGAATTTATGCCCCACTCCCACATTTTATTTGTAAAATCAAAGTTAGTCTCATAAATAGGTTTAAATCCAATATAATTAGGTCTAGTGCGTGTAATATGCATTATTCGACCTTTTGCGTCTTCCACAATATCATCAGCATATAAAGGTATATTTTGCTTAGAAAAATAGCCTGTAAACCTGCATATAACAACATCATATAAGGGTTGGGCATATAAGATTTTATGATTACTATTAGTACTAATGTATACAACTTCATCATTTGAGTTTATATAAATTAAATCTTTATCTATCTTTTCAGATATATTATATATTTTAAATTGCGGTATTTTTACTTCATTCATTCCTTAGCTCCTATTAAAAAAGCGGGTTGTCCCGCATTTATCTAATTTATATTTTTATTAATAAATTTAATCAATTCATTTAATAAAATATTATCTTTTTTACTACTGAAAACCACAAAAAGCCCAGTATTATTTACTGCAGGTAAAGTAAGCTCCTTTATTTTTTGAAAAAATAAGGCTAATAAATCCTCACCAAAAGAAATTTTATTTATATAATCAACATTAATATTTAATTGTGAATACATGTAGCCAATTTCCTCTAACCGTTCCTGTTCTCTTTTTAAATAGTAAATTGCTTTTTCTAAATCTTGTTTTTTATTATCTGATTTTAAGCCAGCACGCCATACATATTTTATTGCACTGCCTAGGCAAAAAGATAAATTTTCTATTATGTCTATACATTCAATGCCGCTAGAATGTGTATTATAATGTTCAGCTTTGTTTATTATGTTAAATTGCATGCTCTGCCTTTATAAAAGATGTGCCGCTATTAAAAAAACTAGGGAATGGCAAAAGGTTTAATTTACAAATAAGTTCTTTTGCTTGATTTTCAGGAATAGTACATTTTATTCTGCACCGCTCCCTTGCGACTTTCGACCAACGAACTATTAATCTATAACTGAATTGGTTTGTATCATAATCTCGCCAGCGGGCTATCCAAAATAAGCTATTCCATTTTTTAATTACTTTATCAATATCTAAAACACATTCCCTATCGTTATATGTTTTTATTAATTCATCATATTTTATTTTCATTTTATACCCATATTTATATGTTTCTTAAATGATTAATATATCTGCATAAATTTATGCATAAAATTATCTCTAAGCTTTTGATTATGCTTATTAATTGTTTTCATTTTTGCGTCATACTCATTGTTAGATAATCGGCGATTTTCTGCATTATTCCTATGTGCGTGTTTATCACAAAGCAATTTAGCTTCTTTAATACTTTCAACATTACAAAGAGGGAAGGCTCTACCACTATACTTTTCAGCATCGCACCATGATTTGCTAGTTTCTGTGTAAATAATATCGTAATAAACATAAATAGGGGTACAATCTTTTTTATCATAAACAAGTAAATAATCCCTACCTTGCGTATTGTATATTTCTTGATGAAGTGCGTGTTGTTTTATGGGCTTGCCAGTATAACATTTGCCTAAAAATATTTTTTTCATAATTACCTTATAAAAATACCAAGATTATATATCTTGGTATCTATTTAATATCTATTTATTAATACTATCACTCATGGCTTCTAATGCCTGCTTCCAACGTTCCGATGTGCTAGGCATATCAAGAATATCTTTGCATATTTCTTTATATTCATCAGGAATATTAAAAAAGAAAGTGCAATATGTAGTATCGTAATCATCATCAGCATTATGCGAATAAAGCGGGTGTTTAGCTATTTCATCGAATACATGTTGGCAGCTTTCTCGGTTGCCGCCGCCACATCTTGTATATACCTGTAAATAACCATTACTAATAAATGCGTCTCTTATTCTGCCAAAATCCTCGGGCTTTTTGCCAAGCATATGCAATACATATGGTGCAAGTTGGCTAGTGCCAAAAATCATATTATATAAACCACTCATTTATAAATCCTCTTTGTTGTTTTCAACTTCATAATTAGTGTTTGGGTCTTCAAGGAATTTTAATAAATTTTGAATTACTACAGTTGCCAGCTTCATATCCTCTATTAAGTCCTCTTTGCTATGATATTTTTGTAATGCACAATCCTTGCTTTTATTATTTAAAAGCGTTTGTATTTGCTCTAAATTTCCTGCGATATGCATAATATCACTATCATTTAATTGGCTTTTTATATTCTCTTCATAACCTCCAAAAATTACGCCTATACCAATTTTTCTATTTGAGCCATCAACTAAGTCTACACAATCATAAGAGCCATCGCCATAACTTGTACTTGATATAACCGCTAAACCTGCATGCCCAGTAGGATAATTTACCTGTAATGTGGGTTGGTAAATAGCATCGTTTCTTGCTTGTTCTAACTGTATTCTATTTTGAATATTATGTTCTTGTTCGTTTTCATCATGTGAGAAATAGCACGGGTCGGCTATCATTACTTGCCCGCCGTCTACGCCTATCTCGCCGATTTTTTTACCAACTCTAACGTTTGATAAATCCACATCATCATTATTACAAATAAATTGATTGATAAATGACGTTGTGCGGGCGTTATCCCACATACCTATCATATGCTTTGCTCTGCCTTGTATATGTTCGATATAAAACTCTACAGATGTTCTAAAATAATCGTCGTGGATTTCTTCAACAACTATAGTTAAACTATCATTTATTTTAAAATTTCTAGTAGGTAATTTTTCAACTGTTAAATATGAATGCGACATTTTATAGCTCCTTAATTCAATTAATATATAGTTAAATTTTCATTATATTGTTCAATACCTGCTAACTTCCAAGCAAAGTCTTTATATTCAAAATGCCAGAATTCATCTATATTTTCGTCAATTCCATTAACAGATATAACGGCTTGATAGTGTATTGTTCCCTCTTTGCTATCCGCATTTACTAATCTTGCTTGATATTTTTGTATAACAATTTCTTTATTTTCGGGTTCATTTAATAAATCTTTTTCGATGAGTTCATAAAATTGTTTAGTAGTATTATATTTCACAACACTAGCACAGCTAGGCTTCCAAGCCTTCTGTAAATCAGAAAAAAAAGAATATTTAATATTATTTAAACTATCTTTTGTCGGCAGATTGAAATTAATTTTATTTGTCATATTGTTTTTTAATCTATTTAACTTTAAAAAAATAAATAATACAAAACCAAGAATAAGCATAAATATAAGCCATAAAAACCATAGCCATGTATTGCCGTTGCCTTGCGGTTGCGGATAATGCATATATTGAGGTGCTGGGCTAACTTGTGCTTGCGTCGTATTATTTGATATGGTTTGTGCTTTTGCTTCTTGTGGTACAGCCTGCAACTGTTGCCCGTTCGCATTATATGCAACACTTGGATTATTAGGCGGTGTATAATATGTACTTCCGTCGGTTGCTTTGTGTATTAAATAACCTGCTAAAGCTCCAGCAGCGATACCAGCAACCGCCCCGCCTACTATCTGCCCAGTGCTGTATTTTCTATCGTTATAATCCGTACGAGACGCATAATTGTTATTCTGTGCATAATATGGTTTATAACTAGAACTTGTATATTGGCTTTGCTGGGGCATAATTTGGCTATTTGGCTGGCTTTGCTGTGCCTGCTGTTGTTGTCTGTAGTTATTAGTAACTTCTGTACGTTGTACGCCTATATTACGCCCACCGCTAACTGTACTATTATTTGAATTATTGCTAACTGGTCTAGAAGGTGCAGGCGTGGCACTTCTTGAAACTGATACGCTACGCCCTACACTTACACTACGCCCGCCCCCGCCGAAAGCGGCAAAAACATTATTAGATAGCATGGTCGCTATTACTAACATAATTACTTGTTTTCTCATCTTGAATTACTCCTTGTTATTTAATTCACGAGCTTTTAGCATTGCGTCAGCCATTTTATAAGCTTCTGTGGCAATACTTTCTGTATTTATTACTGTATATCTTAAACTTAATGCATGTTTAAGCATATTTTGCATTGATAGCCCAGCAAAATGGTCTCGTAATGAATTATTAGTATTCAATACTGGTTCTGCTAAATTAATTTTTGCTTCTTTTTCGATTAAATCATCGTAATGCATGTTTTTACTCCTTAGTATAAATTTGGTATTTAATATTATTAGTCAATAATAATTCAAATACATTTTCTGCTTTATTTTCTTTGCAATCCATGTACCAATATTTTAAAGTAGCGTCCCAGCTAAACCCTAAGCTTTTAACTAAGTCTTTTTTATCAAAACCAGCCAAAGAAATTATTTTAATATTTGATATAGCTTTATATGCTAATACATCACTAAAATTATATTGAGCTAGAATATTCATCATAGCTAACGTATCAGGCAATGCTCTATGTGCTGCAAAATTTGGGCATTTATGATAAAGTGCTAGGCGGTCTAGGTCTCTATGTTTCATATTGCTTGGATAATCAATATCTTTCATCGTATCTACAATTTGCAAATGTGATAAATCAATATTTAATTTATTTAAATAAGATAGTTCAAATTCTGCATTGTGAGCTATTAAATAAGTCGCTTTTGATAAAAAGCTACTAATATGAGTAGTAGCCGTTTCTAAAGAAATTGCATAACTCTCAACTATGTCTTGAGTTATGCCTGTAAGCTCTTGTGCTTCTTGTGGTATTTCTATACAAGGATTAACTAAATTTGATAAGCAAGTAATAATCTTGCTTGTTTTGGTGCAGTAGCGAACTAAAGCATACTCTATAATTTGGCTATTTTCATCTAATCCCGTAGTTTCAAAGTCAATGCCAACTGCTATATTTTCAATCATTTTGAGCCTCTTTAATTAAATGTTGTTGTTCAGGCGTATACATTTCGCCATTATTTACTATCAGGCTAACCGCAAACCCGACTTTTAAAATATTTGTAGCCGCCTCCCTGCTCCATTGCGTGCCTCTATAATCTAAATTATTACTAAGCCAATCTATAAGCTGGTCGGCAGTTTCAAAAGGCGGGCTTAATGGCGTGCCTTCGCTTACAGTTTCATACAATTGATACCATTCGCCAGTTGGCATATAACGTTGCGGGTCGGGATATTTTGGTATATTAAATATATATTCAATATCTAATGTACCAGTTTCAAGCCCATGTTCCATAACTAACCAGCACTTCTCGTATGCACTAAATTTTTTATCAGCAGGCTTTAAATATTTATCTATATATTTTTGGCAATAATCCTTTATAGTTACACAATGATTTTCAAACATGATAAAACCATTTTTATACAAATTGTAGGCTTCTTTAAATTCCTCTATTTGATTTTTATAACTTTCTATAGCTTCATCATACGACCATTGGCACATTGCTTTATAACATAATATATAACCGCTATATGTCTCTCTAATGTATTTCGGGTGCTGCCAATTAGCAGGCACTCGTCTTATTTCTCTACCCATTTTATTGCTCCTTTTTAATGTATGGTATTTTTTGTCATACATAAATTAATTTTATATATTGAAAAACATATATTTATATATTGCAAAAATTGCAAATGCCGATAATAAAACCATTGTAATAAGCATGAATGCACATAATCCAATCATCGACCACTGGCTTAATAATCGCATTGCATTTTCTGCTTTTTTGTCAAACTTCATTTAATTAGCTCCTTTAAAATATGACTTATAATATCTACATGAAAAGCGTTACCAATGCATTTATAACGCTGGGTATCGCTTATACCGCTTGTATATCCCTTCTCTAATCCCATTAGGGTTTCGCATTCTGTAGGCGTTAGTTTGCGTATAATATTATCATTGCTTGTACTATCTGTGTATAATCCGCATTTTGCACCTAATCCACCCGAAGCAGATTGTAGTGTTGCACTTTTACCGCTAAAATCGTAAATACGGTTACCTTGGCTATCTGAATTATTTACATGCCCTAATTTTACAAGCTGCCTGCTCCCCCTTTCTTTATATTGTTTCCAGCTAGCTCCTTTATAATAAGAAGCGTCTAAGCAATAAGATTTTAACCTATCAACCTCCCCGCTTTCGATTATATCTTTTAAATAAATATTTCTATCTTTTGGAATAGAAATATCAGCTTTAATATATTTATCGCCCTCTAAAATACCAACCCAGAACAGCCTTTTACGGCTCTGTGCCGAAACTAAACTTGCGTCTAACATTATGGCTTCAATCCCTAGTACTTCCGATATTTTATTTTTATCTGCTGGCTTCATAGAGGCTACATTTTCCAAAATAAAATACTTTGGTTTAGTGAAAAGTAAAATACGTACATATTCATAAAATAGTATTGATTTTTCGCCTAAAAGTCCCATGCCATTACCCGCCACACTTAAATTTTGACAAGGCGAACCGCCGATTAATAAATCAGGTTTAAATAAAGTATTTATATCGCCTGCTAATATTTTGGTAACATCGCCTAACCTTTTAATATCAGGGTAATTTTTCTCTGATACCTGCAAAGCGTACTTATCTATCTCGCTTGCATAATATGCGGTAATTGGGATTTTTGCACGCTCTAAAGCAACCCTAGCACATGATATGCCGTCAAACAAACTAAGTATTATCATTTGTATGTCTCTATTTTTTAATATGTTTAAGCTTTGTTTTATAAATAACCCGCCTTAATTCTTTGGGAGGCGGATATATAGTTTTAATATTTATTTTATTCAGCATGATTGTTTGTCTTATAAAAAAAGCCCATAAAAATGGGCTTGGTTATTATTTAACTTTTTTAAAATGGAATATCATCGTCATCAAAAGCAGAACTGCCGTCAGTAACAATTGGCTTAGTAGAATAATCAACATTTTGTTTGGCTTTCTCGTAACTATCCTTATTTTTATATGCATTGTTTGGCGTTGGTTGTTGGCGGTTATCGTTGTAATGGTTTTCATCATCATAACTAGTGCCAACTTGATTATTTTTATCTTTATTGCCGCCCAGCATACGCATAGTATCGGCTAAAATTTCAGTTGTATATCTATCGTTGCCCTGTTGGTCTTGCCATTTTTTTGTACGCAATTTACCTTCAATATAAATCTGCGAACCTTTTTTAAGCCATTTATTACAAATTTCAGCTAGGTCACCAAAAAATACAACTCTATGCCATTCTGTAGCTGTTTTCTTTTCCCCGCTTTGTTTATCCTTCCTAGTTTCTGATGTTGCAATTGATAGCGTAACTACTGCGTCGCCGTGTGCTGTGTACTTTACATCAGGGTCAGCTCCTAAATTACCGACTAAAATCACTTTATTTACAGACATATTTTTACTCCTTAAAAAAATAAACCTCTAATTGTATAACCAATACAAAAACCAACAAACATTTTCCACAAAATGTCTAATACTATAAATAATATTTCATTATTCATTTATCGCCCCAGTTTAATAAGAAGGCTTTCGCCTCCTCAATTGTTTTAAATGGTTTATATTCATGTATTTGTTGTGTAGGCACATGAAATACTGTTACATAAATTGATGTATGCAACTTTTTAGTTGCGTCTAAGATTAATTCATGCAAAACATTATTTTTTGTTTTTTCTTGAATTAAAATCATTTTATAAAACCTTGCCTAATTTTGATTTTATGAGATTATCATATTCGGCTAGATATTTTCTGCATTCATCTACTTTCGCATAAATTTGTTGTATTTTTTCAGGATTATACGGCACATTAAAACCAACCCAGCGACGCTCTTTATCTTGGTCGCCTTCGCCCTCAAATACCATTTCTAAACCGTAATTTATTTCTGCTGGCGTATTTAGCAAACCATGGAATACTATACCTTTTTTGCGGTTATAAATTTCTAAATAACCTAAAACCTGCCACTCGTAATCACTATCTATTTTAGAAGTTGCTATATCGTGTAAACTTTTTCTATCCCAGCAAGCCTTAGTATCTATTACACAATCATCAAACAATACATCGCAAGTACCTGTTATATAATCATTTTCAGCACTAAACATATTTTTACTGCCAATACCATACCCTAACTGCTCCACTGCGAAATCAATTAAGTCATTTTCAACCCATATGCCTTTATCTAAATATTTTGAATGGATAGGCTCGTTATCCTCTGCATACCATTCATGAAGGTAAGTTTTGCAGGTTTGGCTTAATTCTCCGCCTTTGCCATTGCCCATAATTTTACCAATTTGGGAACATCTAATTTTAAACTGCTTCATTGTTTGCCTCGTTTGTGTTTGTTTCTATATTTTTAATGGCCGCTAAAACTTCATCGCTTACATTATATTTAATTAATATTTTGTCTAAATTTGCTGGATTTTGTATATAAGCATTTTTGCAAGCTTGAAAATTATTAGAACCTAAAATTAATATAGGCTTAGCTTGTTGTTGTTTTTCCTGCTGTATTTTTTCTTTTTTAATTCTTAATGCGTCTACCATTTCGCCGAAGGCCGCTACTCTTTGTACAATTAATTTAATTTGTACCCCGCCCCATTGCTCTATATAAGCCGTACCAGCCAAGAATTGCAACATTTTTGCATTAGTGGCGTTTAGTATCATCGGTTTGCTTTTTTCCCTAAAATAAACCACTGTGCAGTTTTCTTTTTTGCCCGAGCTACCCATAACTAATTCTAACTTCACATTTCTAACAGTTAGTATTCTTTCCTCGTTTGGTTGGAAGTCATACGCCCCTAAATAATCGGGGTTTGTTAATTTTTTCCAGTGAGTTAAAGTAGTTTGAGTATTATTTGTATTGTTTGTATTTTCAGCCATTTTATGCCTCCATATTATCTTTGTTATAAAAAAAATCAATTAATGCATTTAGAGCAGAAATCTGCCCACAAAGCATATAATATTCATTTAACGCACCACTATTTGCCAAGTTTTCGTTTTTCAAAACAGTTAATATATCTCTTTTAGAAACTGCGTATTTTATAATTTCATCAGTATTTTTATTCATGTTTGCCTCTTTAGTGTTTCACGTGAAACATTTTTAATTTAAAAAATTCTTTTACTGCTATTCGCTTGCTACAGCCAAATATATATTTACTTTCTAAGCAGCAGTTATTTATGCGGTAGTAATATTCCTTAAATGTTTCATGCATATTATTAATATTCCTTACTAACTTTTAAAAAACCAACATCTTTTATGTACACATGTTCGCATTTTAAAGCGGATTGTTTTATATCCATTAAATACTTTTTAATCCGCATAAAATCAGCATAAGTGCAGGGAACATTTAAGCTAATTCCACCAATATTTAAACTAATTAATAATTTAACTGCTTCTATAATTTTTATAGCTTTATTCATAATAACCCTAACTTTTTAATATTAAATTTTCGTAAATATGATTTACAATTCTAAATTCGCCTACCTCTAAATTTTCGCCACGTCTTACGTCAATAAAAATGTCGGTATTTTTACCAATGTCAAAGAATAATTGAGTGCTATCTCTTTTATCCTGTAAATCATTATTAAATACGTGTAAATCTTTTAAAGAGCAGTGATACTTATTATTCAATAAGCTCTCTACTTGTTTTTTTCGTGATAAAAATTCACTATCGCTATAATCAAATTCCATGGTTTGCCCTCATGTTTTTAATTGGTTAAGTAAATCAAAAATAAACATACCATTAAATATGTTTATCATTAATTACTTATTGTCGAACTTGCAAACTTTATTTACAAGTTCGGCATAATTTGATTAAAAAACTTAAGAAAACATGCGTATTTTATTGTACGGTTGTCTTAATAAAAATCTTTATTTTTATAGCTAACTTTTAAAGAACGGGTATCATTTAATCATACACTGTATGAATAAGAATTGCAACTATTTTGCTTTTGTGTCTTATTTATAGTACAATCGGATTAAAACAATAAAAGACATTGCATTATGAGAAGTAGAGAACCAAATTTAAATGACGTGTTTGAATTACTCAAACAGAATAGCAGTATGAGCGTCGTAGATATATCCGAGAAATTAAATCTTGCACGTAGTACAGTACATTTATGTATCAATGAATTAAAACGTCGTAGATGGATAAAGCCAAGGGGAGAAAGGATAAATAATATAACAATTTATGATATTATTAAAAAAGATTAAAAAAATATGATTAATTATAAAATTATTTCAGATGAGCAAAATCTAATTAAATTTATTGAATGGCTACCCGAATTAAAACCGCATGAAGTATATTACATAGCTTTATTGGCTCGTGGCAAATACTTTCCCGAACTTGCCAATGTAAAAACAGATAAATACCAACTTGCACGTTTTACATGCAAAAAAGAGAATATATTTAATAAAATTAAGCAATTAGAATGCCCTCTTGGTTCGTATATGCGGCGTGATTTAATTGTACCGCAGGAGGCTATAGCTTTATATATAAACTTAAACCCTAGAGACTTAATCAAAGCTAACAAGCAAGCAATACATAAATTAGTAGACTTATCTTTAATGCATTACAATGGCTTTAATCCGCATTTTGAGGTAATGAGCGAAGTACAAAAATCTATTGGCACTAAGCATTTTGTAGATATTGATTTCGACACAAAAGATATGAGTGTGCTAAATGATATATATAGTTTTATTAATCAAGAGGCATGTAAAATATTGGTTACTCGTGGCGGATTTCATTTAATTGTAGAAACTAAAAAAATACATAATGAATTTAAGCATACTTGGTATAAAAACATTACTAAATTAAATGGTTGTGATATTCAAGGCGATGCTTTAACTCCAGTACCTTATACAATACAAGGCGGGTTTATCCCATTCTTTAAAGAAAACTTATAAAATAAAATGATGTTTCACGTGAAACATCATAAATAATTATCTGCAAATTATGCCCTTAAATTTTCTAAAACTAAAATTGCTTTTTGATAAAACGCTTTTGCTTGGTTTAAATGATTAAAAAACACTTGCGTATTTGCCAATTCAATTAATGCAACTGCTCGTTCTTGGCACTGTATCTTATCTAATTCATCATATAATATTGCTATTCTAACGCCTGCCTTCTCTGTATCTGTGCAATTACTTTTATAGTAATTTATTTCATTTAATACAGTTTGTTTATCTCTAAATCTGCAAAGTAGAGCCTCTGCTTGTGCTTTCAAAGTTTGATACATTATTGTCCCCTAATTATATTTTTAATATGATTATCTGCTACAATTTTACTAATTTCATCTTCATGCTGTGCTTTTTTTACCTTCTGTTGTAATTTATTTCTATCAGTTAAATAAATTTTTGCATTTTTAACACTAGTAACAGGTGGAGCGGGGAAGTTGCGACTAAATGGCTTGTTATCAATTTTATAAAATTTCTGTGTGTTTTCTTGATTTTTATTAATATATTCAGAATAATTATTATTTTGAGCTGGTGCATTAGAAACAACATCTTTTATTATCGGTTTAGAATTATTGCTTATTAAAGCAATAGAGCCTGCACACATTACGCCAAGAAAAGCAATACCAATAGCAAGATGAGTATTGTTTTTGTTTTTGGATATTGTGCAAGCTTGATTAATTGATTGAATTTTGCTAATTTCATCTTGAATAAGTCTTTTAATGAAATCGACATCTATATTTTCAGCAGTCATATTTTATTACCTTTAAGCCGTTTGTCTTAATTCATATTAATACACTGTAGCAAAAAGATAAATAGATACTATACAAATATATCAAAAATACAACAAATATTTACATGCACATTTTTTTATCAGTTCGGCACTCTTTGGGGGTATGCATATTCTCTATATTCCATACTCCACGCCTATTTTGCTTCGCCTCACTCTCTAAAGCTATATAATCAGTCTTGCCTTTAGCATACCTATAATCCAGTATAGCAAACCCATTTTTAACTAGATATTGATTTACATTTGTATGATTACAATATAACTCACTCACTACCCGATTAAAGCTTTTTTTATTGCTTTGCGTATAAGTAATATCTGCTTTACTGCATAAATTATATAATGCCTCTTTTGCTTCCTTGCCCATAGTTTGCTTAAGTTCTGGTGCGTCTATATATTCAAGCCTAATAGTTACAATCTGCCCAGCCTCGCTTATCTTTATTGTATCGCCGTCGTGATTTTTAACAAATTCAGCAGCAAATGCAGTTTGTGCAAAAAATGCACAAATTAAAGCTAATCTTTTAATCATTTATCCAATCCTCATTAATTATGTTTTGGGAATTATCAACACGTACAAGAACGTAGCTTTTATCGCTTTTCTTATACATTTTAGCTAAGTTTGAATTATTTACCTGTACATCATCAGCAAATAATCCTGCTATCTGTAAAGCGTCTTGCAATGATTTTATGCGGTTATCTACATCATGCTTACGTTTATCTTTAAATACAAATAATATACGCAATTGCACACTTCCATTAAGCGGCTTAATTTTCAATTTTTTTACTTCGATAAGGGTTTCCCAGCGAAACAACTTAACTTCATCAAGTAAAAATTTTGATTTATCATTTTTAGTGCCATAATATTTATTAATACTTGGCGGAATAGGTAATTTTAAGATAATCATTTTTATATTTGTGAATTATGCATAATTTGCATTATTCACTTGTTTTGTCTCATATTTTTATTTTTTAATAATACATTGTAGTTTTTCTTGTGTCAATCCGCCCCGATTGCAATATAAATAAATTTAACCTATAATGCATATGTAATGTATTTATGCAAATACATTTTTAATCTTTTTTAAATGTTTGTCTTTTTATTTTAAATACGCTAATTCTGTTGTTTTAGCGTATTTTTTTATGTCTTTAATTAAAAATTAATTGACATATATAAATTATTAAAGTATAAATATTCTACTATAAAAATAAGTGTTAAAAATGAAAAAAATGCAATTTAAAGTCATACATAGTATTAAAATATGATAAATCAATACGGATTAAATGAAATAACAAAAAGTAATATTAATGCAATTCAGGAATTAATATTAAAAAATTCTAATATCAAAAAATTATATAAATGTATACCAAGATATAGCATAAATTTAATTGATGATGATTGTTTAGAATTAATTTTTAATTTTCATAGCACCAGTAAATTAAAAATTAATATAAAAATTGATTATAATTATTTATTGGTATTTATACTTGATTTTAATACAACAAAAACAGTAGGTCGCCTTGACACTGTAGCTTACAAAGCTTTTAATAATAAAGCTAAGAATATTATAAATGAACTCATTAATCAATTATTTAAATGTAAGGCAGACAATGCGTGCAATCAAGTTTAATTATCACGAAGCAATAAGCATAGTATCAGAGAATTTAAATAAGTATATAGAATTATTTAAAAGCCACCCTGTATTAAGCAAATATGAGCTAACGCATACATATATTAATTATTGCAAGTCTACTTATTCAGATATGCATATAGATGAACTAGAACTAAAATTGCATACTAAAAAGGATTTTACCTTAACATTTTATTTTGATGTAAGTTCCAGTAACCCCGAAAAGATAATAATTTCTATAGGCTGTTGCGAACCGCTTATTAAAATTGTAGAAAATATAAATATTAAAACATTTGATTTTATAAAATTTAATGCAAATTTTAAAGATACAATAAATAAGCATATAGATAGCCTGTTAGAAAAATACGGGAGCAAGTACAATGCTGTGTCTAATAATTAGTGCTTATGTAATGTTGGGCAGTTTTCTTATATTAAATTTTTTGAATGGCAAGGCGGAGCGGAGCAATCTATTTATAGTAACTGCTATAGCGGGAATTCTTACATTTTTTATTTGTGTTTTATGCAACCTTAAATATTTCACTTATTCTTTTTTATGACAAAAATATTATTTCTTATATCGTGCATATGTGCAACTGCATGCGGTTTAGCTTTGATTTTTATTGATACAGCTACACAATTTCAAAAAGCCGTATGGCTTATTGGGTTTGCAATAAATTTTCATAATTCATTGCAAAATTAAAATTATTTAACTCTTAACCAAAAAGACTGATAATCCTTACAAATAAATTCCTGCTGCACAGTATAGCGTGTACCAACTGCGTTATTTGTGCCTTTGCAGTTATTCGCCGTAATGAATTTATCTGTTTTATCTTTAAAAGTCATCTCATCATAAACAGCAAACCCGAGCAAAAATATTAAACCAGTAACAATTACTGATACTAATAACATGCTATATTTTATAATTTTATCCATGATTTACCTTTTTTTTTAAATGTTTTATATCCAAAGTATAGCCTAAAATATTAAGAATTTTAATAATATCCTTTAATTTATGATTATGTGTGTTATTTTCAAAGCGATAAATATTAATTCCGCCAGCTAAAAAACTTAGTTTGTGCGGATTAATATCTTGCTTTTGCCGCTCGGCTTTGATGAACTTAATTAGCTCTAGTTGTGCATTAGAGCTAATATCATCTAATGCGTTAGGTTCTATACTATACCTTCTTTCTCGTGTTCTAAAATATATTTAATTAAGTTTTGACTAAACCCATTAATTCTAATCCATTCCCCGAAACCTATCTGCATTTTATAAGGGGCAATATTTACAATATAACCCTTGCCTTTAGGAGCTTGCACTTTGTCGCTTGACTGTTCGTCGGTAATTACAATAATTCTATCATAATCTTTAGTATTCAAAAAATCTATTGCTTTGCCTAAACTTGTACCGCCGCCTAACATAGATTTTAATTTATCAATTAAAGCCATGCCTTGACGTGCAGGAACTTCTCTAACATCATTACTAAATGCAAATATTTCAACCTGTTCGCAAATTTCACGGCATATTGCAGCAACTCCCGCACCTGCTTCAATTAGTCGCATTTCCGATTTTTCCGATAGTTTGCTTTCCATAGAACCCGATACATCAACTAAAATAATTGTTTTACCTTTTAATTTTTCATGATTAGATAAATTTTCAAGTAAAGCGTCATTTATAGAATTTTCAAGACTAGGATTTACACAAGCGGCCGCTATAAACTGGTGCGGTAGTATTTTTTCTTTTCCTTTTGAATTTATTAATTTATCTTTTATTAAATTATCATCTACGCCAACATCTCGCATATTTCTTAAATTTCTAAGTACTGCTAAATAGCCTAGCTTATTTTCATTTAATAATCTTGTCCACGTTTCTTTTTTATCTTTTCCAGCAGACAAAGCAACTTCCCATGTATCAGGCGTTGCGAGTTTATTATCAATAAGACGCTTCCATAATTCAGCCTGTGCTGTATCTTTTGGTTTAGCATGAACCATAAATAAAACATCTTTTAATTTTACTGCTTTATCACGATTGTATTTACCTAATGCATATTCATTAAATTTTGTGAAGGCTTGAGCTAAACCTAATTTTAATTGTTTAGCTATAGGTTTACGTCCGCCTTCCCAGTACATAGCCAATAGTTCGGTTAAGTCGTCGGCACGTGTGCAAACCCTAAATATTGCATTGCGGTATGCTTTGGCATTGTTAAAATCTTTTAAGCCTGCATGTTTAGCTAATTCTTTTAATATTAAAAGTGGTGCATGTCTTAAATTCGCTTGCTCTTTGCTTTCAATAGCTAAGTCTAGCACTGCGTCAAATTCACATTTATGCACTAACTCGCTAATTCTAGCCTTTACAGATTGACCGCTTTCATAAAAAGTATTTTCGCCTAATAAAGTTGTCATTACCGCCCGTTTTAATTCAATAAATGGAGGTATAACTTGAATGACTGTGCCTTCATGGTTTGTATTTTGATTTTTGGTATTAGTTTGCATATTAATTTAATCCTTAAATGTTAAATTGTTTCACGTGAAACATTGGATAATATGCTGTGATTGTTGGAGCTAACTAAAGGAATTGCACCTATATACTTCTCAAAGCCGAAGCCAAAAGTTGCTTTACTGTTAAGCTAAGTTAGCAATGGCGGTTCTAGTGGGGTTCGAACCCACACTATAGCATTGACAATGCTACGTGCTAACCATTAACACTATAGAACCATGGTAGCGGCGGGCTGGGATTGCACCAGCGACCTTCGGCTTATGAGACCGACGAGATACTGCTTCTCTACCCCGCTAACGTTGAGGGAACAAGCGTAAAAAGTAACAACTCTCTAACCAAGAACCATATTTTAAAATATGGCAGAGGGATTGAACCTCCGAGTAAACAGTCCAATTGTATAAGTAACTTTTTACTGCACCACTCATTTTAATTGCGGCAATAAGCAAAAATAGTGTTTTAAAACCATATTAAGTAACTATTTTTTTCAGCACGCAAACATCATCATTTATGCGGTAACAAATGTATACAGACTAGATAGCATTAAGTAACTGTATAACTCAACACGCATAATCACATAACGGCAACAATCGCTTACAGTTGGTTTTATTTTCAAGATAAGTAACTGCAAGCTTCAGCACATCACATTTATAATTCTACATATTTGTAGAATATTTGTCAAGTATTTACAGTAAATTTTTCGCACAAGCTTTGCATTACTTCTTTAAATATTTTTATGTTTTCCTTATTTATCCTATCCTCTTCCTCTAATTCTGCCTTAGATTTAATAATATCAATTTTGATTATTGGTGCAGGAATAGGCAAAAGTTCGCATTCTTGTATAAAATCTACTAAATTAAAAACTTCAATAAACTCATCAGAACAATTTTTGAATTCTATATCCATCTGCCCGCAGTTTACATTACACCATTGTTTAGATATAATGTTTATACCTTTTAAGCTTTTCATTTTCTCATAAATATTATAAGAAAATTTACAAAGTTTATCTAAACTATGACTATTTAAGCCGTCTAAATATTGTTGTATAATTATGGCGTTTTGCTGGGTGGTTCTAAATAAACGTTCGTAATTATGCACTGGCTTCATTAAATCTATTAGTTGTAGTAATGAAGGCGGATATTTTACATAATTTTCTTGTAATTTATGCGTAATATCTTTTAAATATTTTGCTGGTATTTTTAATTCAATTATTTTTTTTAATAATAAATCTGCTTTATTTTCAAAAAAATCAGGAGCACTTTCTATATTCCAAGCGTTAAAAATTTGTTGTTTTGGATACAAAAAAAAACATTCATTAACTATTTTTGTAAGTGCTTGTAAGTAAATTTCCATTGTCATTTTCATTTTCTCCATTAATATTATTTTTATATTTATTCGCCCATTTATCACTAATACTTTCTACCGCATTATTTGCGATATTCATGGCTTCTCTATCTCTTCTTAGTGCGTCTATTCTATTATGCTCGTCAATTTCTTTGTAAGTCATCTGCCTAATATTTACATTATTGTTATTATAGTTTTTTGGCGGATAAATACTTTTCCATGAACCAACAATAGCGTCTTCAACACATTGTATTAAACAATATTTTTTTTCTTTAAATTTTTTTGCTTTATTAATAAATGCCGAAAATCCTATTTTTGTAAATGGCTCTTTTATTTGTTGCCTATGTGCAACAAAATCATGAATAGATTTTATTTCTAATTCGTTAAAAAAATCAACATTTATTAAAGAAAAGTCTAAATCTTTATCAGATTGTTTTTTATTAGCAACATTTATTTTTTTTGGCTCTGCCTCTGCTTCAATTTTGGGCTTAATTTCTGCAGGTGGTAGATATTCATTATTTATAGTTTTTTTATCACCAACAAGCTTATAAACCTGTGCGTTTGGTAAAAACCATTCAAGCATATTATTTTTTAAAAAAAAATTAATATCATTAGCTATGGCATTACGATTAACATTGTATTTTTTGGCTAACTTCATAAAATTTATATGTACTAAAGAATGTTGCACTTGCTCCTTAATTAAATTTTTTAAAATATCATTCCTTCTTTTGTTTGCAGCGTCTATTAAACTCATTTTTTATCTTCCTTATTTTTACTTAAAATATTTATTGAACGTTGGTGGCTCTCTAATACCTTAACAATATTTACACCTAAAGCCTCTTGAATTGTAGAATGTAAATTGTTTAATTTGTCTTCTAAGGTTTCTAGCTTATTTAAAATAGCCTCATTTTCGTTTTTTTCAGACATAATGCATTCCTTTTAAAAATTATAAAATAATTGTCTATGCTCTTATTGTTATTATGAAGTCATTATATATAAAAATAAATAATTATGCAATATATTATGATTTATTTTGTATAAATAAATATGTAGATGATACATAATTAATTGCATAAAATAAATATGTATTAGTTTAAATAAACCCACTTTTCTTTTACCTGAAACCCACTTTTCTTTTACCTGAAACCCACTTTTCTTTTACCTGAAACCCACTTTTCTTTTACCTGAAACCGCCAAATGACGCATGAATAAAAGGCTCGTCGCCTCAACAAATAAGATAAAATAAGAGAAATATATAAAAAAAAGAAATATAATTTATAAACCTAAAATAATCACTTGTGATTATTTAAACATTTTCGCGCGAGACGCACGTATTTTTTTAAAAAATTAAGCTAACTTTTTTTATTAAAAATTGGCTTGCTTTGCTTATTAAAAAAATATACAATTTACTTATTGCAGTAGTTCGCAATAAAACTTTTCAATGGGCAGGAGTGAGGGTACGCTTTACCTGAACTACCGCTCCAAGCCCACCCTATAAACAAGCGATAAAATATGATAAACGAACTTCAAGTTTTTTCTTTTAAAAATAAAAATTTACGTACATTGGGCACATTTGACAGCCCATTATTTTGTCTAAAAGATATATGCAATTTCTTAAATATTAAAAATATTAATGATATTAGTACTAGATTAAAATTAAGATTTAAAGATGGGGTCGGTAAAACCTACCCCATAATTGACAATCTGGGTAGAACACAAGAAACAACATTTATAACAGAACCACAATTATATTATTTAGTTATGCGTTCTGATAAAAAAGAAGCTATAGATTTTCAAAATTGGGTATTCAATGAAGTTCTACCAGCCATAAGAAAAACTGGTATGTATGATACTGAGAGAAATAGACTACTATATCATATAGACTGGCGTAACGATATAATAATTCAATTAGAAAATGAAATATATGAATTAGAAAATCAAATAGAGGATTTAACAGCAGATACAATTAATCCTCAAGAGCAACTAATTTTACAAAATGGTATTAAAAATCGTGCATACCAGTTAGCAAATTCAGATGATGAATTACCATTTTTTATAAAAAAAATCTATAATAGATTATATAATTATTTTGGTATTGTTAAATATAGCCAGCTTTTAAAAGATGATTTAAAAACGGCATTAAATATAATAAATCATTTTCAGACAAAATATAAAAATAATTAATTTATGATAATCTATAAGCCTAATTTTGCAATAATTGCAAATAATAATCTAACTAACCTGCAACGCAAACTATTCAATCAGCTAATCTTTGAATTTTCAAAAATAAAATTCACTTCTAATATTATAAATTTAAGCAGGCAAGAGCTAGGCGACTTTATCCCTTCTAATTTTTCACATGCACAAATAAAAAAAATATTTTTAGGCTTAATGAAAAATGAGATGTTCTCATTAGAAAATAATCTAAACGAGGATTATGAATTTAGTTGTTATATTTCAGCAGTTAAAGCTACTAGAAACAACTATCAAATTGAGATGTCAAGCCAGCTAATTAATTTTTTAAATATTAATTATAAAAACTCAGCGGGCAAAAAAAATATTGAGCATGGATATACGGAGCTAGACCTAAATAAATTAAATGTGTTGCAAGGAATTCACAGCCTACCAATGTATGAGCTAATAAAATCTAAAACATTTAAATTTAAAAATTTCAATTTATCATTTAAATTTATTTATGATTTTCTAGCAAAAGATAAAAAAAGCTATGCAGAATTTAAACATTTTAATAATATGCTATTAAAGCCAGCTATAGCAGAAATCAACGACGTAACAGATTTAAAAATTATATATGAACCAATTAAGAAAGGTGGTAGAGTAAATATAATCAATTTCAGCGTGCAAACGCCTCAAAAATCGCTTTAAAAGCAATAGATATAGGTTACCCTTAACTAGATAAAAAAATGCGTAAAAATAAGCCATTAAATCTATAATAAAATAAGGTATAGATTTTTTATACAAAATTTGCTAATATGAAAACTCGGATATATTTTTAAGTATTAAAATAAAGGGGCAAAAAATGGCAGTAGAACAATTCGTAAGCGATTTAACAAAAGATGTGTTAAGAGAAATTAAAGAAACTGCAGAGAACGCAAGTAATGAGTTAGACCAAAACGGTTTTAATGAAAGCACAATAAAACAATTAGAGTTTTTAACTGGTTTAATTGGTAAGGTTAGAGAATATAAATCAGATGTAAGCAACCCTAATCCAACGCCTACACCTAATCCTACAGATAGCAATTCTATTATTAATCAATAATATTTTTTATGGGTAAATCCTCCATTATTTACCTATGTTTTGAAAACATGTACCCGTTTTGCAATTTTGGGTACATGATTTTTACTCAACTATACAGCCGTTAGCAAATAATGAAAAAATATAATTTAATTTAGCTTCTTTTAATTTTTCTATTTTTTCAACTATAGGATTTCTTTTTTCATTTCTTATGCTGTGATTTTTTTCATTCTTTAATTCGCCTTCATCAAGATTTTGTAATTGCAGTTCTAAAATAGTTATTTGTTCGTTTGCCATTGTAAACAAACGTTTCATTTCGCTACTTCCATTATCAGAACTTTTTTGTATATAGTTGCGTCTTGCCATTTTGTTACCTTTTTTATTATTTGTTTTATTAATATAATTATATACTAGTATATAATTATAGTCAAGCACTTTTTTATACAAAGTGCAAGAATATTTAAATTATTTTGCCTTCATTGCTAATTAAACCATTTTTATACAAACTTAATACGTTTGTTAAGAATTGGGCTTTATTTGGTAGTTCTGCAACTGCTTCAATTGCTAATGTGTCTATTAATGTAACGTTAAATTGCTTAACATTTCCATTTTTTCGATTTTTCTTATTCCATTCAGCAGCAGTATTTTTGCGTGTTGCCTTGCTTTGCGGACTTTGAGAATTTGACATATTTTTATCCTTTATAATTTTGTATACAAAAATCTCTTGCTTGTTCTAAATTAGCAAATTTATGAGTTTCTTTTATTACTCTGCCTATATAATTAATTAAAGTGGTCGAATTCGACCACTTATTTATTATTTATTTTAAATTTCGAATACAAATGAAGTATGGTTCAATCCATTCATGTTGTCATATCCTAATTCTTTTTCAATTTCATTTATTGCTTGAATTTCAATTTCTGATAAAATTGATTTACCTTCGTTATGTAAATCATTTCTTAAATCTATATCATCAATCTCTTTATCTGCTTTTCTTTTATCCAATTCTGAAAGATTATTAAATATCTTAAACATTCTTTCACATACTAATTTAGCTTCTTTATCCCAGCCTGTACCAACATCAGAGCTAGTTACATTTAATAATTTATTCATTTTTTAATCCTTTTAATATTTTGTGGTTTGATTAATATAATTATATACTAGTATATAATATTATACAAGTCTTTTATGAAATTATTTTGCATGTATCTAAAATATCACACAAAATAAAATAGTTTTAAGCTGTATTAAAATGATTTATTAAAATTAAATTGAGCGAATAATATTTGCTTAATTCATCAATAAAAAAAAGAGGATACAAACAAAATGGCTTTAACTTATCAAAAATGGGTAGTTGAATATACTACTAATGGAAGTCCGGGAAGCGTACCATTACTACAATACTATTCTTTGTATTTAACCGCAAAATTAGCGGGCGATGCTGTATTAAACAACAGCACTACATACCCTAATATTATTCATTATGAAGTAAAGGAGGTTTATACCCTATAAAATAGCTCTATCAGCCCTATTTTTAGGGCTTTATGCCTATAAAACATGTCTTTTTATAAATTAATGTAATATAATAGAATTAACACTATTGTAGCTAGATTATTCAATGATTGATGAATTATTCCAAAATTTCGGCAATGAGGCATACAATATTTTAAAAAAATACGAAGGTAAGTCTATTCGTATTAATAAAATCAATTATACCCGCAAGCCTCTAATTATCGACTTTGTCGATAAATTCCAAGATAAAGCAACTACTTTTTTTAATAAAAATTTAGGTAAAGTTATTCGTTGCAATAATGCCGATTTAGCACTAAAAAAATACTTAAACAATAAAGCTGCAAAAGAATTTAAGCAAATAAAAAAGACAAAAAATGAAAAATGAAAATCAGCAAATAATTTATAAAAATGTATCTGATTTAATCGGCTATATTAATAATTCACGTTTACATAGCGATGAGCAAATATCACAAGTAGCCGCCTCAATAAAAGAGTTCGGATTTACCAATCCTATATTAATTGACGGCGAAAATGGCATAATTGCGGGGCATGGTAGGCTATCTGCTGCAAAAATGTTAAAACTTAAAAAAGTGCCTTGTATTGAATTATCGCATTTAAGTGAGGCACAAAAGAAGGCATATATCATAGCCGACAATAAACTTGCTTTAAATTCTACATGGGATAATGAACTGCTAAAAGTTGAGCTTGAGCAGTTGCAGGAGTTAAATTTTGATTTAAGTTTAATCGGTTTTGATGAAGGAGAGCTTGAGCAGTTGCTAAATCCTGATGAAGTTATGCCTGAAAACATGGAAGAGGAAGAAGAAACGCCCGAACCGCCAATTGAGCCTAAAACTAAATACGGCGATATATACAAGCTAGGTAATCATAGATTAATGTGCGGTAACTCTATTTTGCTATCTGATGTTGATAAATTGATGAACGGCAGTAAGGCTAATATGGTATTTACCGACCCGCCTTATAATATAAAGATTGCAAATATAGGAACTGGCTTAAAAGGTTTTGATAGCATAAAAGAAATGGGCGAGTTTAAAATGGCAAGCGGGGAAATGACTGATAAGGAATTTACACAATTTTTACAAGATACTTTTAATAATCTAATTATTCATAGTACAAACGGCAGTATACATTATATATGTATGGATTGGAGGCATATGCATAATGTTATTAATGCAGCCAATGGAGTATTTACTGAACTTAAAAATTTGTGCATATGGAATAAAGACAATTTTGGTATGGGCAGTTTTTACAGAAGTAAGCATGAGCTTATATTTGTTTATAAAAATGGTAATGAAAAACATATAAACAACTTTGAATTAGGGCAATTCGGGCGTACGCGCTCTAATGTATGGGATTATCCTATTGTAAATAGCTTTAAAAATAAGGATAGAGCCGAAGAAGCAGGAATGCACCCTACTGTTAAGCCGCTTGAATTAGTTGCAGACACAATTTTAGACTGCTCTAATAAAAATCATATTGTATTAGATTTATTCGGCGGAAGCGGTACAACCCTAATAGCTTGTCAAAAAACAGAGCGTAAAGCTTATATAATGGAATTAGACCCGAAATATTGCGATGTAATTTTACAAAGATATGAAAATTTAACAGGGCAGAAAGCGGAGCTACTTAATGAATAGAAAAGAATATGCAGAGGGTTTGCAAACTTTAAATGAAAAGCACGACAAAGAATTTAAAGCACTTCAAGCAAAACTCTATAAATTAATTAATTCAGCAGGGAAAGGCGAGAAATTAGACAAAGACGAGGTTTCATCACTCAAAAATCTAATGGAAACCCTTAAAAGCTCGCAAAATAACGAGATTTTAAATTATGAAAAAAATAAGAATAATCTTACTGAACCAATAGAAAAAAACAAAGGTGGTCGCCCTACCTTATATAATTTAGAATTAGCACAAGAAATTTGTCAGGCAATAGGCGATAGCGGAAAACGCCCTTTAAAATGGGTTTGTGCAGAAAATCCCCACTTCCCCGATAGAAGTACAATCTTGGAATGGTGCATTAAACATACTGCGTTTGCCGACATGTATCGTATGGCTTATGCTAAAAAACTTGATAATGCACACGATGACATGATAGAAGTTGCACTAAATTCTAACCCGCTAAGCGTGAATTGCGACAAATTAATTGTTGATACGCTAAAGTTTAGTCTAGCTAAGCTAAATCCTAGAAAATACGGGGATAAAGCGGGCGAGGTTGAGCCTGAAAAACCAGCAGAAAAAAATAATATTGATATAAGTAAATTAAATAGAAAAGAACAAAAGCAATTTTTAGAATTAATGAAAAAAGCTAAAAAAGATGAAAATTGATTTTAACTCTTTAAATTTTGAACAAGCTTACAATGATTTATTAAAAGAAAATTTAAGAGTTAGTCTATCCGCATTTATTCAGCACTTCTTCCCTGTTATTGACAATGAAATATATGTACATAATTGGCATATTGACTTATTGTGCGACTACTTACAAATTGTAGCACGTCGTTTCGTTGATAAAAAAACCGCTGCAAGCTTTGAATATACTATATTGACACCTGCCGAAGTTGAATATTTATTTAATAATATGAATAATCTTATTATAAATATTCCGCCCGGGTTTATGAAAAGTTTAACTGTAAATGTTATGTTTCAAAGCTGGCTATGGTTTCTTAATGCAAAAATAAGCATAATTAATGCAAGTTATGCGAATGCATTAGCATTACGTGATAGCGTGAAAATGCGTACTTTACTAACTAGTAAGGAATTTATACAAATAGCACCTAATTTTGGGTTTGCCAAAGACCAAAACGCCAAAGGTTACTATGTAAATAATGCCCGTGGTTTTAGGTATTCTACAAGCTTCGGTGCGGGTTCTACTGGGCATAGAGCAAATTTATTATGCATAGATGACCCGATTACTGCAACAGACGTATTAAGCACACCAATAAGAGACGCACATATTGAATACTATAACCAACAATTAAGCAACCGCTTAAATGATATGGATAGAAGCTTTAAAATTATAATTATGCAGCGGTTGCACGATTATGATTTATGCGGCTATTTATTGCGGAAAGATGAAGGGCAGAGCGAAAAAGAGTGGACACATTTATGCTTAAGAGCCAAGTTTGATGATAGCAAACCCCGCAGTATTGGGGATAACCGCAAACATGGCGAGCTATTATTCCCTGCCCGTTTTGGTGAGCGGGTTTTGCAACTTGAGCTAAACAATAAAGGAAATTGGGGTTATGCTGGGCAGTATCAGCAAGACCCAGTACCAAAAGAAGGCGGTTTAATTAAACGGGAATACTTTAACAACTCATTAGTGCCATTGCCTTGTTTAATGTCTGATTTTTACAACGTAGGGCAGTTTTGGGATATGGCATTCAAAAAAAACAAAACTAGCGATTGCGTGGCTTCGGCGATAATGACATACTATAACAATAAATTTTATATATTAGATATAGTCAAAAAACGTGCTAGCTTTTCGGAAAGTCTGCAAATGGTAAAGAATACAGCGGAGCTACACCCGCAAACAAGACATAATATACACATAGAGGATAAAGCAAACGGAACGGCTATTATTGAGCAATTAAGGGGAGATTTAAGCACATATAGCGTAAGTGAGATTGAAGCAAAAGATAGCAAGTTCGCACGTGTGCAAAGTACCGAGCCTATTTGGTGCGCGGGGAATATTTATATATGGGATAAATTAAAAGATGAGTATATTTTTGATGATTATAGCCAAAAAGAATGGAGTAAATACGATTTAATCGTAAATGATATGTGTGCATTTCGTGAAGGCGGCGGAAATGATGACTTAGTAGACGCTATAACACATGCTATAATAGTATTAAAAAATTCAATGGGCGGTATTTGGATTTCAGACACAAGGAATTAAAAAAATGGGCGTATTAAGCAGAATTAAAGAGGCATTAGCGCCTAAAAAAGTAACTAATAACGATTTAATTACAGTTATTAAAAATGATGATATAAACAACATAATTAGCACACTACAACCGATTATATCAAACCATATTAAAACGCTTTATACATGTGAACAACTAACAAATAGTATGTTAGATATTTTAGTACATGATAATTCAATCGGACAAAGCTTTAGAACTATATCAGACGCACTAAACGGCTTAGGCTACAAAATAACTATGGAAAACGGAGCGAAATTAAACCGCAATACAAAATTTATAGCAGATTATATGGAGCAACTGAACGTTAAAGATTTAATGTTAGGTATTGTAATTAATACTGTATTGTACGGCAATACATGTATAGAATTTGATTTTAACAAAGAGATTGAGCCTAAACTGCCTAGAGAATTAAGAATATTACCATTTAATAAAGTTAAACAAGACACGTTAAATTACAAGCTATATTATTTTAAAAATGGGATTAAAACATATGTAAACCCATATGTATATAAACGTTATAAAAATATAGAAATATATCTTGAACCGCAAGGCGACGGCTTAATATTTGATGTTGCGGCTTTAATTATACTTAAACAAGGCGGATTAGACACATGGCAAAAGATGTTAAAAAGTACAAGTTATCCTAGCAGAATTCTTAAAACAGGCATGACCGACCCGAAAAAAATTGCGGAAATTACTAAGAAATTGGAGGGAATTAATCCGCTATCAATAATAGTTGATACTGCCTCAAGCTTTGAAAACCATGTGTCTAAGCCTGAAACCGACGCACATAAGCAATTTGTAGAATTTATTAGTACAGAAATAACTAAATTAATTTTAGGGCAAAATTTAACATCAGAAGTAAAAAGCGGAAGCCAAGCAGCAGCTAAAACGCTTAAGGAAATATTAGCGGAGCGTATAGGTAGTTTTAGCGTATTTGCAAATGGATTATATTCTGATATTCTTAACCACGTATTAATTTGCAACAATATAAATGATAGAATTAAATTTGAATATAACAAAGTAATCAATCTGAATACAGAAAGGGCGGAAAGGGATAGCATATTATTTACTCAAGGCGTACGCCCGCAGAAACAGTATTACGACAAGCATTATGATTTTGAGGAAGGCGACATTATTATAACTAATATTGACACTCAAACTAATACAGATAAAACTAATAATCAATCACTAAATTTAAGTAAGCAAAATTTGTTTACTAAAGAGCAAGAAGGTATAGAGCAATTAAACAATGAAGCTATGCAAGCACATGAAGCAGGGTTTGCTCTAGCAGTATTAGAAACCATTAAAAAAAGCAAAAATAAAGAGGATTTAATCGCTAATTTTGCTAGTTTAATGGAAACATACGAGCATGAACAAGATTTTAGCAAAATGCATGACGCTTTAATAAGTGCAGATATTTACGGCTATGTTACAGAGAAACAAGGGGAGTAAATAAAATGACTACATACATATTGATAATGATAGTTATTTTTAATGGCAATCAATCTGCTATATCTCAAGAATTTAACACACAAAAAGCTTGTATAAATGCAAGTAATGAATTAATACAAGCATTTAAAAATAAAAATTTATATGCTACAAAAATTGCAGTATGTGTACCTAAGGATTAATAAATGCAAGCACTCCCGTTTGATGAAGCTATTGCATGGGCAAAAAAGCGTAAAATAATACCGCCAAACGTTTACTATAGTGAGGCTAATATTGAGTATAGAACACTTACCTTTAGTGTTGCGGGTATATCAAACTTAAATACTTTAAGTGATATTTTAGATAGCTTAGTAAAAAATTTAGAAACGGGCGAAACCTTCGAAACATGGAAACAAGGCATTTTATCTAAAAATATATTGCCTGAAAATAGATTGTATACAGTTTATCACACTAATATTCAATCCGCATTTAACAGCGGTATATATGAACGTCAAAAAGAAAGTGAAGAGCTATACGGCTATTATATGTATTCTGCTGTAAATGATAGCAAAACAAGACCGCAGCATAAAGCTTGGAACGGGTTTATTGCAAGAGCAGATGACCCCTTCTGGAAAACAAACAGCCCATTATGCGGCTATAATTGCAGATGTAGGCGTATAGCTTTAAATGAAAGTCAGGCAATTAAACGAGGCTATGGCAAACAAAGCAAACCCGATCAAGAACCAGCGGAAAAAGACTTTCAATATGATAAAACACGTGGTTTAAAGTCTATACCTGTTGGCGTTTCAGAGGCAGAAACTAAAGCAAAAGATAGAGCTTTACAAGTTGAAAAATCAATAAATGAAAATACAAAACAAAAAAAAAGCTTACTATATGAAGCTTTTTTAAGTTGGTTAATTAGTAAAATTGGTGGCTAGATTAAATTAAATTTATTTAACCCGCGCTCTGTATAAAATACATCACACCAAGCTGCTTGATTAGACGATGCCGCAGTCTTAATATGTTTAATTGTAGGAACAACATTTAATATATTTAATGATGTTGTGATACTTGTTATTAATGTAAAGTTGCTTAAACTGGTTTGTTGGTAAAAATCAACACTAGAAGTGGTTGCAACAATTCTCATAACATAAACAGTGCCAGTAGCCGCCGCAATACCTAAGCTAGCACGTGTAAAAGTATTAGCTGTACCAGTTGATGTAATGCCTTGTAAATTGGCACTATTTGCCGCATTATACTCAATACCAAAACCACTATTTATAGAAGCAACAGTCGTTCCGACTGAATTAAAATATCCAATTAAAAACCGATGATTAGCATTTACATGGCTAAATCCGAATACCAAATCTACAGTTATGGGATTATTGCCATCGTAACTAGTTTTTTGTCCCAGTTTTTCAATTGAAACAGTACCTCCAGTGGCGGCGCTAGTTGATAATTCTACAACACCAAAATGGCTATATGCAGTAAGTGCTCCATTTACAACTGTTGCTGTTTCTCCTAATCCGCCAGTAACTATAGTCCAGCTATTTAAATCTAAAAAATCATCTAAAACACGTATAGTTCTAAGTTGTGCAAAGTCCGTCAGTGTAGCAAGTGAACTAGATGTATTGCTTAAAGATGAACTAACACTACTTAAATTACTGCTCACTAAACTTAATCTTGAGCTAACAAGACTTAAATTACTACTTATAGATGATATAGTAGAACTAACTAAAATTAAAGATGAACTAACACTACTTAAACTATTAGATACTAAAATTAATGTGCTGGAAGTTTTACTTAAGTTTGAGCTTACTAAGCTTAAATTATTACTAGTTAAATTAAGCGTAGAGCTTACGCCAATTAATCCGCTGCTAGTTAAACTTAAATTGTTACTAACCAATGTAAAATTAGATGTTAATGTACTTAAGCTCGTTGATACTAAAGTTAAGTTTGAGTTAGTATTGCTTAAATTATTACTTACAAGTGTAAGATTGGATACTGTATTACTTAAGTTTGTACTTACTAAACCTAAATTACTAATAGTTGTACTTAATAATCCGCTAACCGCAGAAACTGATGTATTAGTTAATCCAAGATTACTATTTGTTGTGCTTAATCCGCCGCTTACGGTATTTAAGGTTGAACTAGTCAAAGATAGGTTACTAGAAGTAAGGCTTAAATTACCGCTTATAGATGTTATTGATGATGTAAAGTTGCTTATGGTTGTACTTAATGAGTTTGATACATTATTGATATTACTAGATACAAGTAATAAATTAGACGATGTACTACTAAGATTATTAGATACAGAATTAAGACGGCTACTTGTTAAACTTAAATTATCGCTTACTAGTGTTAAATTTGAATTAGTTAAAACTAAACCAGCAGAAACAAGGGAAAGATTGGAACTAGTAAGCAATAAATTATTAGAAATTACACCAATATTACTAATTGTATTAGATACTGTATTAGATATTGCAATTAAATTACTACTGGTTAAGCTTAAATTATTGGATACAGTGCTTATATTTGTATTTGTAACAATTAAAGATGAGCTAACACTGCTTAAGTTACTGCTAATTATACTTATATTAGATATTGTTCCGCTTAAACTAGCCGATACAAGCAATAAATTAGAACTAGTTAAACTTAGGGTTGATGATACGCTAATTAAACAACTTGATGTAAGGCTTAGATTGTTACTAATTACGCCAATATTCGAGTTAGTGCTACTCAAGGCACTAGAAACTAAACTTAGATTGGAGTTTGTTAAACTTAAATTCGCAGAAGTCAATTCTAAATTACTTGAGGTTAAACTTAAATTATTGCTAATCAAAACAATATTAGAATTGGTATTACTTAAAGCGTTTGAAACTAAGCTTAAGTTGGAACTAGTTAAAATTAAATTATCAGATACAGAGCTTAAATTATTGCTTATAATACTAAAACTTGATGTTAAATTACTTACATTATTTGATATTAAATTTAATGTGGAACTAGTCAAACTGATATTACTAGATACGGATATTAATCGGCTAGAAGTTAAGCTAAGATTGCTACTTATTACATTAATATTAGAAATACTTGTACTTAAACTACTTGATACAGAGCTAATATTATCACTAATTAAATTTAAATTAGAATTAGTAACACTTAATGTATTTGATACAGCATTTAAACCCGCACTTGTTACACCTAATGTACTGGAAACTTGGCTAAGGCTTGATATTACGCTGTTTACTGTATCAGATACAGCAGATATATTAGTAGTAATAATAGAGGAAATTACACCAATATTACTACTAATGTCTATTATGCTTGAACTTACAGCATACAAAGTATCGGATACATCATCAATATTATTACTTGATACAATTACATCACTTAATGCAGATGATACGCTGCTTAAATTAGCACTAGTATTACTTAATGAAGAACTAACAGAACTTAAATTATCAGAAATTAAAAATACATTAGTATTTAATGCTAATAAATCGGAGCTAATAAAACTAGTATCAGCTATATTTTTGTTTAATGTAGATGATACACTGCTTAAATTACTGCTTGTTAAATTTAATGCAGAGCTTACCGCTTTTAAATTATTAGATATTGCACTATTATCCGCATTATTTATTAATAAACTGCTACTAACTAGTGATAAATTACTACTTAAAGCAGTTGTATTTGCTCCGTTTGCTAAATTATCACTAACCAATAGTAATACGCTAGAGGTATTACTTAAATTTGATGATACATCATTTATATTTGAACTTACTAATAATAAATTACTACTTGTTAAACTCAAATTATTTGATATGCTGCTTATATTTGTTTTAGTTATATTTAGATTACTGCTTAATAAACTAAGATTAGAGCTAGTTAAAATTAAATTACTGCTAACATCATCAATATTTAATTTAACATCACTTAAATTTGAACTTATGTTACTTAAACCGCTTGAAAGTAACATAATAGTAGAACTAACAGAACTTAAACTAGTAGATACGGTAGTTACACTTGTGTTTGTTGTTAATAAATCAGCACTAATACTACTAGTTAAGCCCGTAATTGCAGTTACCTCGCCAATAGTAACATCTAAGCTAGACGATACGCTTTTTAAGTTGCTACTAACAATATTTAAACTAGAACTAACATTAGTAATATTATTTGCATTTAAAGCACTGCTTGCGTTTAAGGCTTTCACATCAAAGCCTACCGCCTCGG